TCATGATTGGCTCCATGGCAACCACTTACCTTCAATCTTTAGTTGAGTCCAGATTCGCCCATTTACTGGCTCAGACTCATAAAAATTGATAATTCCTATTGATTTATCTTTACTTTTTTCTTTAATAACAAAAATACCGGAAGTAACATTAATTGGTTTTCCTGTCGATTCTGGAAATGCATAATAGAATACTCCTCGTTTTGCTCCATGAATATCCCCATTTGTCCAGTCATAAATATCGGCTGTATCTTTTTTCGACTGTTCGGCCGTAAGGCGTGCTTGACTCCAGAATTCTATGCCGGAACAGAAAGCAGAACCGGTTGATACATTAACAGTAAGAGTATGCCAACCACGAGAGTTGATACGAAGATAGTTGTTAATTTCTGTCTTTGTCGTTGGTTTCAAATAGCCTATGGGCTGATTAACAATATTAAATCCAAAGTTTATCCTCAACATTGAGGTATCATTCGAATATGAAAAATCTCGATTTATATCAAGAGGTTTAGGTGGCATAATATTATTTCCATCAATATAAACATTAACCACCGAACCAGAAGGAACATAAAGGATAGGCCATGCTATAAGCTCATCGCTCTCTGCAAAGAAAGACCATGTTACTCTTTCTCCTGCTGATATATCTAAGCATCGATTGCCAACGATATTATCACCATATGCAAAAGCAGCTTCAGCAGAATTATTATAGTATTTGTAAATGTCACTGGCTAACCTCGGTGAATTAATTACTATCGGATCGTAAAGTTTTCTGATAGTCAATTGTGAGCCATCAGAAACAACTGTTTTTCGCATTACCAGATCACCGATAAATGCAGCGGCTATCTTAAATCCCCACGCAGAAGATGCATTGAGAACCAAGTGCACCGGATCTCCAAATCGAGTTCCAGCATTAATTGATTGCGTGGCCTCAGCGTAGATATTGTCTCTGTAGCCTGCCATTAGCTCCACACTATCAATAACAGGAATCGAGTACTTATCGGCAAGGTATTTTAATGCATTCCCCATTTGTTGAACATCAACTCGCTTAACTGTCGGGAATGGATCGCTTGGGCTAGAAGTAGAATAAGTTTCGTATGCTTTATCAAATCGCAACGGTAATGGCGTCAACAAAACAACTGGATGCCCCCAAGTTAGCTCCCTAATAATCAGCCTCTCAATCCAGAAAGTGTATTGCTCAATGTTACCTACTAATGCATAACCGTATTGTGCCGATGCGTCATTAGTACCGAAGTTAATCAACGAAATATCACCAGAATGATTATCCGTAAAAGTTTCAAAAGCATCTTGCGCGCAGAAACCTGACCTAGCTCGACTTATGGTGGTTACTTTGCCTGCCCCATATGCACTATTCATTGCTACGCGAAATTGAGTCTGGACGTTTTCAGAGTCTCGTACAGAGTTAGAGTCGCCGTACCAAGTTACAGAAAATACTTTTCCATCACGCAATTTTTTCAAATTTTCAGCTAATAAGTTTCTCTGAATATAACTGAACCAGTCAGCATGAGAAAGAGCATCGCCGACTGTATTAGATGGATAAGTCAAATCTCCAGAAAAACCTGATAATCCAGCCCCTGTATTCTTGCCAAGCTCGATCATAATTTCTGTTGCCGACCCAGAAGGAGGAAGAACAACAATTGCATTACCTGAACTATCAAACACAGGCATTTTATTAGCTCTTTCTTTCGCTGATGGTAATTGGTTTATAGGCTCAGGAACACGAAGGCTCCTGTTCATATTTCCACTAACCTGTATATCTACATAGTTCTTAGTTGCTGCATCCTGTGGTTCAGTCGGATCACGCAAATTTTTGATATAATTATCCAGAGCATCATAATACTTTGCCACAAATAATGGTTTTCGAAGTGTAAGGCTGAACAAACTGCGAACATGCTGGATTAGCATAGTTAGCTTATCAAAAGCATCCTCATGCACTTCTGCAAAGAACTTACCCTGATTGCGTAGATCAGTTTCCTGCGTAACCGGGAGTTCTCGTGATATAGAAATCTTATGACCGTTAGCCAATGCCTTTGACACAATTACATTTCCACCGTTGTATCCTCCAGCCCCGGTAACTGTGTAATCAGTATCGAGAGCTAGCACAGCGATATTTTCATCAAGGTCAACCACTTGTACTACCAGATCAGATTTCTGGAAAATCCTGAAGGTATAAGGGAATGTCGTTGTAACACCGTTACCAATGTATTCGTTGTGGTCAACTTCGGTTGAGACCGTCATGTTAAATCTCCAGATAGTCGCAGCACCCGTTGCGCCGCATACCCGGCCATTTTATTACCTTAAAAACCATATATGTATAGAAATGTCATCAATACGAACAGTATTACCTTTCAGGTAATTTACAAAACGTGCTGGATAGCAAACAAATTATTTGATACTGTATATTCATACAGTTATTGCATGGAGAAGATAAGATGCAGCAGTATCACTATCCACTGGAAGACGGATTTACCGAAAGGGTTCACACGCCGGGAGGCGTCAGATCACTGGTGGAGGGATCGCACTTGATGAAATTACTCCGGGATCTCGATAAAGATGGATTCAATGTCGATGGCCCACTTGCCGAACTGACTGCACTGATTAACTACGTAACCAGCTCACAGATGTCTATGCGGGATCTGCAAACACATCTCGACTATTGTGCCGAACAATTACGAAAACAAATCCGGTAAATTTAAAGGCCGCGAAAGCGGCCTGTGGCATGTCACGCTCACGTTATGACAAACCTATGTACCCTGGCTACACCAGATAATATCAAAACAACTGCAACAGCAAATTCACCATCACCAATGATACATTTACGGTTCATAACGCCAAGTGCAACAAGCGCAAACAAAACAAGAATAAAAGCAATCATTTCTCACCCTTATTGCGGAGTGACATCCTGCGGTCGCCACCAGTATGTCTGGTTAAACTCTTTCTTCGAACGTTGCTCCATTTTACGCAAATAGCCTGGTGAAAAATACTCCTGCATCTGGTTAAAGATCATATGATCGAGAGCCGCCTTCAAGTACCAGAGATTCGCACCTGGCATCAGCCCCTTCCCAAGCTTAACCAGATCACCACCAGTCTGCTCATTCTTCCCTTCCACAGCATTTAACGGTATGCCCTGAGCAATCTTCACTACGTCATCAACCAGACCAGCTACCGGGCCAAACATCGACGCCAGCGCGCCGCTTCCGTACCTCGTGTGATCTGACAATAAAAAGTCACCGTAAAGGCCAAGACCACCACCTTTCAGCAGAGCACCAAGCCAAAATTTAGCAGCATCTTCTCCTGTCATCTCTCGAGGATTACGACCAGACGCAAGGTCGTTAAGTTGCTGCGACAAAGCGCCAAGAATGGTCGTACTGGCAATAAACGTCGCAATATATGCCGCACGCCCACCAGCAGACGGCATACCCATAGCGCGTGACCAGTGACGCATAACCACCGAGATAGGGAACGATTTAAACAGGAAAACACTTCTCGTTAATTCACCTTTCCATGTTCCACGCTGAATACCAGAACCGGTTATCAGTTGCTCACGTGCTCCCGGTGTAATAACAGCCATATCAACTTCTTCAGTTACGGCACCGAGCAGTTTACGCATTGCCTCAAATTTCACGCGTTCAGGCTCACCAAGATGTTTAACTGCTAAATCAGGGATACGCATAATGCTTTCCGGTGTCAGCATCGTATTATTACCGTTCCCCCAGTCCTCCTGTTGCGCCAGCTTCCATACGCTCCAGTCTGTGTCAGTAATCCCTTTGCTTTTCAGGATACGAAAATCAGAGTCATCGAGGCTACGAAGGTCTGGTGTCCGTGACACTACTTCTCCCAGGCTTCCCATCATAGTTACGCCATAGGCGCGCTTGTGCGCATCTGACCATGCTGTAAGCCCACTGGCACGCATTACCGCCGTTGCCGCCCAACGAGACACAGACGGCCCCATATTATCCATCGCCCAGCGGTTAACGCTGCCAAGTAGAGATTCCATCGCCAGACCAGCTCGGCGCGCCCGCGCAAGCTCAGTACGGTTCGTTGGGTCCATAGCTTCAAGCTGGTTGCGGAATAACTGGTTCATTGGAAGGTTGGTAACCTTCGCAGACAGATACATGGTTCCAAGATCAGAGAACGATGACAGCAACGCGGATCCGAGTCTGCTGGCAACCAGCCAGTTGCGGATATTGTCAGACCATCGCGCGATGTGCGGATTCGCTACAGGCTGTGTCTTTCCGGAAATAAAGTTGTACAGATTCTCTGTGTTGTTCGCCAGCCGCTCGACTTTACCGGTTTTACTCGGGTTAGCTGTTGCCGTTTCTGCCTTAACCTGATCAAGAAGGGAGCGGAAAACATGATCGGGGTTTGGACCATATGTTTCCACCAGTGCAATATCTTTACTGATACCTTCCAGGTGACCGACCATGATTTCCCATAGAGAGCGATCGCCATAAAGTTGCTGATATTGCAGATAGGAATCTGCATCTTTGAAATATATCTGTCGTGATGCATTACCACGGTTAGCACGTGCGCCGGAAATTCGCATTCCGGTATCAGTAAGCTTATTCAGCCCACCAGTAGCGATCGTGTTATAAGCCTCTCCAAGAAATGCAGACAACTCGGCATCGTTCATCAGTTGTCCATCGGCTCGGATATAATATTTGCGATCCAGCTTACCTATAACATCGCTAACCCACTTATCCTTTGATACCGCCCCAACCTTTTCCATAGAATGATGTTGAGGGATCCCCCAGTTTTCGAGATAGCCAATGTCCCCACCAGCATCATTAAACCGGCGGCGCAGTAGCTCTGTCACTTCTCTCCACGCCTTAGCACCTTTTCTTGCTTTAGCATTGCCAGTATTTTGCCCCCGCATTTCATATACCAGGTCACGTACGCCCGCTTCATCTTCAAACAGACCAAAAAAGCGAGGATCAACTGCTTCGAATGCCTCCTGCAATTGACTCAATGCATAATCACGGGTGGCTTTTGTTCTGGATTCAACAGAGAGGAAATTCGATTTACCGTCTGCATTAAAAGCAATAGTACGGTTAAGAGCGCCAAGTTTCCCATCAGCCCCTTGATAGCTATTGATAAATTTATCCAATCTCTGACGTGCGGCTATAGTGAGGGCCACACGACGTTTCTTTAATGCCGCTTCTCGCTGTAATTCTTCAGATGCCAATTGTGCTGCACGATATAGCCGCTCTGATTCGGAAAGTTGTCTCCACGACATCGTGTCATCACGAGCAATGGAGCGCATATTTCGATAAATGCGGTCTTCAATGTTCTGTATTTCTCGCGCCGTTAACGTGCGCTGCGCCGCCTGCTGGACCGCTTGTATACATTCCTGTCTCATTTAATTTAACCTCTCAAGAAACACGCCACAGCGACATCAAACAGGCTGGAATCCTGTATTGCCTGCTCACTTTCCCTGTTCGCTTCATCCAGTACTTCACGCGCGCTGCGCGATTGTGGATTACCATCATCATCCAGCACGGTGATTATCATGTCCGGAGATTCAAGCAGCGAGTCTTCAGCTATACGCAGATCAATATCTCCTGCCGGATCTGCCATCATTTTTTGTTCTGTCTGTTGCAATATCTTACCGGGCTCAAAAGGAGCTACTTCGTCTGGCGTCCTGACCTCTGCTGTTTTATAGAATGAAACAGCCTGAGCATTAAGTTCACTTTCTGCCTGCTGTCGCCGTGCCAGTTCTGCTCGAGCTTCAAAAAACTGACCGCCAGGCTCATGCGGTGCCAACGCGTTACGGGAAAATTCCAGGCGTTCTTGTGCCTGCCGGATTCGTTGGTCAATATCGCGAAGTCTGGCCTGTTTATCTGATCGAGCACGAGATAAAGCCTTACCGCTACCGGTTGGCTCTTCTGCAAGAATTTGTGCGCGCTGTTCAGTGAGATTTTCAATAATTCGTTGGCTATTAGCGATTTCAGACTGGTAAACCTGTCTATCGCCACGCGGCAAAAGCTGCGCGGCCTGTTCTTCAAGCAACCGATTTTCTATAGCGCGCGCCGTTACTCCATCATCTACAGATGACAGAGCCTCATTAACTGCCTGAGACAGCAGACTCTTGCGCCCAGGAATTTCACTGAAAGATGCAGACTCAACAATGCTGGCAACGTCTACAGGTCTCCCCTGGCTAACATCAGACATGGCTTTTCGCAGAGCCTGAATGTGCGAATTACGCGAAAGCACGTTGATCGGAACGCCGGGAGCAATATCAATTTCAGCATGATGAGCGGCATTCGCCGCCAGTGCAGCATCGATATCAACTGGTGAAAAATTTGGTGCGCTTGTAGGCTCGCCGCGAGAGTTAATAAATCTGCCGACACCACCAAACGCCACCCCAAGAACAGCATCAATAGCAATTGCCTGTCGATCCAACACATCATACTGGTTAGCCATTTCGCTATAGCCACCATCACGAAGCGTTTTTGCAGTAAGCCCACGCTGTGCCATACCGAACGCAATATTTGTACCTGCGGCATAGGCAATATCTGGCGTTGCACGTACTGCTGTTGCTGCGGCGCGTCGCACTGAACTTTCACCCGTCCGCGCAAGCTGAGCCGCCACACCTTCCGCCAGCGCACCACCAGCACGTAACCCGAGGCTCATAGGGATCAGTGTTCCGGCACCAGCAGTAATACCCTGCACTAATCCCGCTTCCTGCGCCGTCCTGAAATCAACACCCTGTGCTGTCAGCCGTTCAAACTCAGAAAAACCCTGTAGAGAAGTTACCGCCGCAGCACCTCCGACCGGACCACCGAGCGTTGTACCGACAACAGCCTGCCCGCCCATATCGAACAACCCATAAAGAACCTGCCCGGCGGTTCCGGTTGTCGCGGCATCAGGCGTCAGCCGCTTAACCTGCTGCTCTGCTAGTTTTCTCTGCTCAGCAATGTATGAAACTGAAGTGTCATTGAGCGAGGTGTTTTCGTTAACAAACTGAGCAATCGGGGATACGATTTTATCCATCCCTGCCCATAGCAACTGATCTGGCTTTGCCACCAGCCCGGAGTACAAACCAGACAATGCCGCTCCTACAGCGTTGTCGAAAAAACCAACATCGCTGTTAAAGCCAGCTGGATTTGATGCTGCTTCGTCAAGCTGCTGATTCTGGTTTACTGGATTAAGGCCAAAGTAACTCATTGCGGAATATCTCCGGAGAATCTCTGACGCTTCTGTGTCAGATTAAGAACAACGGGAGAACCATCATCTTTCAGCAGATAACCAGTACCAAGTTTCACCAGGTACTGACTATCGCCGTAACTTTGCAAACCATACTGACCAGGCGGTGTTTTTATCCCGGTGCCGACAACTTGTTCATTCCAAGCCTGATTAACCTGCTTATCGAATTGCTCTGCAGACATTCCCCACGGCAAAAGGACATTCCCCATTCCGTTATAGTCATGCACGCCACCTGTAGCTACGTTAACAGCCTGTTTCCAGATATCAGTGTCAATTTCGCCTGATATCACGCCTTTTTTCGCCATCACACCAGCGTAATAGTCCTTTGCGATCTCGTATGCCATTGATGCCCCCTGAGCATCACCAGCAAATGCATCCTTCACCATGTCAGAAAACTCAAGGCGAAGATCAGCATCTTTAGGCATCGGAATACCTTTCGCATCATCAGTACCTTTACGAGCCGCCGCGCCAGCAAGAATTGTCTGCGCAGCGGTTTCAGGAGACACGGAAACATCCGGATTAAACCAGTTTGTTTCTGCCAAAATACCACCAGGCTTGTCCATCAGTATCCCGGCAACGGCAGCAGATGGAGCGTTGGCACTGATCTGCTGTAGTGCTGACATATACACCTGCCCACCACCAGTGCTCTGCCTGATGGTATCGAGATATGCTGCCTGTTGGGAAACTGGAGCATCACGAAAGAAAACACCGATCTGATTGGCCTCGTCTTTGGAAAAGAACGTCAGTGGAGTGCCATATGACTTAGCAAGGTCACTGATCTGAGCGGCACGCAAGGCAACGCTCTGTCCAAAGTTATCCTTATTGCTCATGTCGATAGGCTTTGCCTGTCCGGAGGCAAGAGAGAACTGCACAGGATCCGACTGCCGCTGCTTTATCACCTGATTTGCAGCCGAAACAACGTTGTCATAAAGAGCTGCGCGAGACGCATAACCCTCTCCTGTCTCACCAGTATCCGGGCGTAATTGCTCAACATATGCGGTAATGCTGCTTGTCGGCATGTTGCGGAAAGAGCCTATATACTGTCCGGCGATCTGCGTATTTCTGAACTCGGTATATCGCAGGTTTCCTTCTCTGACGCCATAAGCTGCAATAAAATCATCCTCACCAGGTGGGTTAGGAAATTCAACGCCACGCATATACGCAGCCGTCGCATCGCGAACCTTGCTGTCAATTATCGTTTTATATTCAGCCTGCTGCTGCCGACGCAGTTGATCCGCCTGTCGCATAAAACTTGCCTGAGCCTCAGGAGATGCCGCATCGAATGCTGCATTACCGGTATAGCGTTTGGTGTTGGTTGGAATTGTTGATAAACCAAGTGCTGCACTGACACCAGCAGTTAACTGCTGATCACTGTATGGCTGGCTACCGTTCTCATGATGGATAATGGCTGCACAAAGCGCCTTCAGGGTATCAGGATTAGATGCATCGAGAGGATCATCAGCAGAAACGCCAAGTTGTTCGCACACTGCTTTGATATACGACATAGTATCATTTTTATCAGTAGGCGGTGCCCAGCGATTAATTATCTCGCTGACGGTATCAATACCCTGCCTCTGATACGACATCAGGTTTCGCCCTAATGCACGAATCCCGTGTTCAGGTGTTTCGAATTTAGCAAATCGACCATCATCACCGGTCTGGCCTACCCACGGATTAGTTTTGCTGTATTCGAGATTTCCTGGGTTATTGTTGCGTATGCCACGGGCACGCTCGGAAGAGTCACTATCTGCTACAGCACGGCGAGCTCCAGCAGCAGTATCACTTAACTCGCCATTATTTTGGATGAATGCGGTCGCATTGTTTGCCGACCACTGGGACAATGCGGCATCAGCAACCTTCTCTTTAAACTCGATTTTCTTGGCCTGGATTTGCTCGTCGCTCCAGCCATGCGCAATGCCGTAATCCTCAATTTGCTGGAAAGTTTGCTTATTAGCCAATACATATGCGGCATTGTCGCCATACAATGCTGCGGCATTTTTACCATTATTCAGCAGCGTCGCCTGAAACTGACCTTCTTCGTAGGCATTAATTTGCCCTATCTCGTGCCGCCCGGCCTGCGTAGTGAACTGAATGCGCTGCTGCTGCGCCTGCTGCATGAAAGCATTACGAGTCTGTTCATCCGGCAGCGACATAGCCAGTTGCTCGACCTGGGCATCAAACTGCTGCGTATACTCCTGACCTTTTCCAATAGCATTTTTCCCTTTCAGGTTAAGCAAACCTGTTTCAGGGTTATTCAGCAGATCGCTGCTTATCTGGCTTAAGCTAAGAGAAGCATCCTGAGCCATAGCAACATTCGCACGCTGTTTTGCCTGCGCAATAATACCTGCATATTGCTCTGCAACATCGCCAAGTACATCACCGACATTTGGTGTCTGAAACGATGAGAATCCCTGCGTCGAAATCCCTCTGCTCTGAACCTGACGGCCCGATGTTGTTGGTACAACTGGCATCTTATTATCCCCTTATCGACCGGTTGGAGTGCCAACAGCAGCAGAAATCGGCGCAGCCTTCTGAGAGAATGGGCTCCACGTTCCTCCGCCCATCTGGTATGCACCGTATGCTTTTAGTGGTGCCGTTAACAAAGTGCTGGTCATCGATGATTTAGCAGCCGACTGAGCAGCAGCCCCCTGTGCCTGAGCATTCATTCCCTGAACCTGATACCCATATGCCTCACGCTGAGCATTATTCACTGTCGTTAACGCATCAAGAGTGCCGAACTGAGCATTATCCGCAAAAACGTCAAGAGCTGTTCCGCTACTTAATTCCGCACCGGTAGCCCCCATAGTGGCCGCCGCAGTGCCTGAGCGTTGACGCATTTCACGACGACGCTGATCCGCTTCAATATTCCCACGATTGATTGAATCCTGTGCCTGAGCTTCAGCAATTTCAGTATTCCGATCAGCTATGGCTGACTGGTATTTTGCCTGCTTGCTCTGGCTGTACATTGACGCGGCTGTGGATGCCACTGTGACGGCAACCAAAGCGATGGCTGGGTTACACATTATTTTCTCTCCATGTGAAATCTGTGGAAATTAAGACCAAGAGCACCATAAGGCGCGGCTTCTTCAAGCCTGAATCCAAGCCAGTGCAGCCATGCTTTGGCAACATGGTTTCGCTCGTCGACGTAGTTTTCCAGGCGCGGATAAACTGCCAGCATCTGCTGCAATACAGGGCGGCAGTGGCGAAGAAATGTCTTCTGATATTTTTCAATACGGCTGGTTCCGACCAGCCAGGGCGTACCATTGCCACCAATCATTGACGCCGGAGATACACCAAACATGGTTACCAGTTCTCCGTTTGCAAATCCTGACCAGGCCATGGTCGCAGTGCGCAGACCAACACGCAGCGCATCTTCGGTAGTCATCAGCGATACAGCATACAGTTCGTCAATATCAGCCTGACGAACATCCGGCAAAATCATCTGAAGATGCTCTTCGGTTGCGGGAATAATTTGAACATCGATCATCAGAATCCCCCAACAGTAAGGCGAGGAATAACGGCAAGAACAGACAGCGGCAACGGATCAAGCTGACGGATTTTTACACGTCCGTTTTTGCCCCAGTTACTGTCCAGTTTCACTTCTACTTTTCCGGTAGCGTCATCAACAGGATCATCGTAGAACTCGAATTCACGCTGTGGATATTCGTACCATTTACCGCCGGGAGTAGTCGCCCAGATGCCGCGACTGGCATTCACAACCAGAGTAACGGACGGGATCACCTGTTTTTTGTCCAGCAGCGTTTCCTGTCCGTTAATGTTGATATCCAGTGTTTCGAATTCAGCAGTTATTGGCAGGCCGATGTGCACTACAGCCCCTGGTGATTCAAGCGTGACGGCACCTCCGGAAACTACTTTCTGTGGTTCCACGTTCGCATCAGAGAGGATGTTTACGGTCTGACCTTCAAGATGAGACAAGCCGCCAAATGCCCGGCGCGCCATCTGCCAGTTCGTGGTGGCCACATTCCTGAGGGATGGCGGGACGTTCCTGTTAGCACGAACCACTACAGCGGTGTTGCTGGTTACAGAAATAATGTCGCAACGTAATTCTTTTGACACTTCATCGCCAGTATCAGGATCAGTTCCGGTATAAGGGAACTGTAGTTGCGCACCGACATCACTACTGGTGAAGTACGCACCACCAGAAATACTGATTGTATATTCCGCGCGGTAATCCCATTCGCCAGAACCACCAGTGATGGTCATCGTTCTGTCAGACGTATTTCTTCCATCATAGCTAAGGCCAGAATCAACAAAGAAAGCATCTTCATCGCTGGTAAATAAACGGCTGGACAGCCGCTCGATGTATCTCACTGTTTGCCCGTTAACGGTTCGGTTAACGACGAAATACACCGCATCTTCATTGCCTTCGCTGATACTGCATGTGCTTTCATATTTTCCGGTACTGGATTGTGGTGCCCATGCAAAAACCTGCTGATCACGCAAATAGGTCATCACCAGTAATTTACCGTCATCACGAATGCAGAAGGCGCTGGAGTAAGGGACAATAGAGAAGCACCAGTCAACAATGCTGTGCTTCTGAAAAAGATGATTGGCAAGGATGGTCAGGTCGTTCCCCTGATAGCCGTCAACATCGAATGAGTAGGCCAAATCACGGACAACACTGCCTTTCTCCTGGACGAACAGAGCAATATTCGCCACGGCAATTGGTGGGACATTGCTCGAGCCATTTGATCCCTGAGAGCTGAATGCAAATGATGATGGGGTTAACACTTTGTTCTGGTCGCCGGTGATGACGTACTCACCTCCGGAAGTCAGTGCCACCAGCGAACCGACATCAATCAGGTGGCGGATCTCATTAACCTGACGCCCGGCATAGGTGTAGATAATTCTGTCGTCATCCTGCGTAGGATTGCTTTTGCCAAAATCCTTATAATCCCCGGTACGGCTGGCCCAGATAGTCTGAGGGAACGCAGTCGATGCGGCGAAGTAAAGACGTTGTTGATAATAAACAACAGTGCCAGGATAACCATTAACACTGTTCCAGGTATATTTAGCCCATTTATAGCTGGCATTATCCTCGCCAACTACCTGCGAAGGGATATAGGAAATCACCTCGGCAGTTGCAGTAGTTCCATTTGCAGCAGTGATACGGGCAATGCCAAAACCACTGTGCAGATATTCCCACTCAATGCCAGTATCATCATCACCGGATCCGCCCCAGCCATCCCATGATGTGCCTTCTGTATGCGAAGGGCGCAAAGTACCTGTTTTGCCTGCTGTAACGGCGCGATAGTAGTTACTGTCTGCACGGCGAATATCGCCAATCGACGTACTCTTACTGGTTTCCCATACCGGCACTGAATCCACTGCAGGCTGTTCCAGATAGAACAATTTTCCTACCTGCTCCGCGCCAAAAATAGAGGCGCTTGCCGTTAACGTAATTGTCCCGGTGCTGGCGCTGGCATAAACCGTCACTGACTCGTCAATATTGATATCTTCAAATGGCCCGTTCTTCGTTACCACATCAACCAGTTGCCAGTTGTCATGAGCATATCGGCGCAACTCTTTCGGCGGGTATGCCGGGTGAACCAGCGTAAGCACGTCGGCGCTTTGCGTGAATTTAATTCGGAACAGATCGGCTTCAGTATATGGCGTGGCAATTTCATAAATAACATTGCTGCTGTTCAGCACCAACGCACCATCTTTGATAACGCGCATGTACTGGTGTCCGAACTCCAGAGCATAGGTCTGAACCGTCGAGAACTGGAACGGGATCAGGCGGCATTTCCGATTTGGGTATTTGGCGGCACCGACAAAACGCGTACCAGGTCGATTCTCAACGCCGCCATACTGCCGCACGATAAAGTTATCGCACTTGCGCAATGCCACCTGGTACTTCGCCATGTCAATACGCCCGTACAACGACGGTCCAATCTCACCACCGGCAAAGCTGGGCTGGATCCAACTGATAGCCATCAGGACAACCTCGCAATGGTAAACTCATCAACCGGTGGCTGTGGTTCCTGTGATTCATTCTGGCTATGCGAGCCAGCACTAAGAATCACGCGATTGTACATATTGAGGGCAAACGTACCGAGGTCTGCATTCCCAGTCAGCGCCATGTTAATAGCTGCCGCAAGACGCCAGGCCAACGCCTCCATAAAAATGGCATCAAACATGTTCACATCTGTAACGCGAGAGACATACTTGAGCCATGCCTGAGGCTGGTCTGTGTAGATCAACTTTCCTGTTCCGTTGGTGTCTGCACCAACTTCGTACTGAACGCGCATTGCTGCTGTTGGATTGCGTACACCAGGAAGCATAATTTCAGTAATGCGCAGACAATCGGACGGGTACTGATACGCATATTCCCAGTCAGGCGGTGGATTGCTCGTATCTGCAAGCGACACGCGTTTGGTAGCAAAGTTCCAGTCAAAATCAGAAAGCACAGCATCACGGCAGGCCTCAAAGTGCAGCGAACATTCCCCCGCTTCCTTGCTGGCTTCCGTCAGGCTGTTAATGCTGCGGCTATTGCCAATATTGGACAGCGCACGATTGCAGATCTCTACTACAGAGGCCATTACTCACCCCCATTGCCGTACAGGGTTTCAGCCGCTGATTTTTCTACATCCCCGGAAACAGGAGCGATCGCCATATCAGTGATCTGCAGATCGGCGCTGCGATTAACACCATCGTCAGTTTCTCTGGCAGACAGGCCTCGAATAACAGCCTTTGCAGTTATCATCACTTCTGTTCCGACGCCCTGAGGTTGCGCCTTCAGCTTATTCAATGTGTCGTTATTAAGAGTGATGCACAGCCCCCACGGGTATTCATCGCGAGTTCTGGTTTCTCCGCTCTCATCCTGGTAGCTGTCAGTGCCGGTTTTGAGGTTTACGAGTTCCATATACACTCCTGCAATAAAGGGGCCGAAGCCCCTTATCTGATTCGCGAGGCTTACACGCCCAGTTCTTTACGCTTATCTGCGATCTTCTCGCGGAGCGTTTCGGCTTTGGCGTTATGGTGTGGCTTCTCGTTAAAGAGCAATTCGTACTCTTCACGGAGCTTATCCAGTTCACCATCATCTGACACATCGTTGATGATTTTGGTGCTGGTTGCTGCCATAGACACCTTTCCTGCTACCTTTGCTTTTGCCTGTCTGGCTGCATCGTTAACAGGTTCCAGTGCGCTACCAGGCTCACCTTCGTATTCGATTTCTGCCCCCTCCGGCCACAGTGTGTTATGGATATGAGAGAGGCGCAGAACGCGGTATCTTGGTTTCTCACCTGACATCGATATCACCTTAACCAGTTACTTTTGAGCGGATCGGATACGGCGTATTGGCATCAACATCAAGACTGATACCAGCAGTGAATTCGCCAGCCGTTAGTGGGCCAGTTGCGACGGAGTAGTTAACACGCAGATATCGCTTAACACCGGCAGGCACCTTTGCAGAAACAATTCGTTTACCTGCTGTCAGGGCGGTCTTTGCCAGTGCGCCACTATCATAAATAGTGGTCCATGAGCTGTTATTCTCACTCGTCTGCAACTGGATGTTTACAGTTGCATCACCGCTTGCCGCGGCGGCTGTGTTAACCAGCGCCCAAAACTCAAGCGGGTAACCCACGCCGATATCACGATGTTTTCCGTCAATTGGACCGAGATCGATTACGTCAGTAGAAGCCGCGGTATTCGTAACCGCCTGAGCTTCGGAGAACATCAACAGTTTGTCGGTGATCATCTTCTTTCTCCATTAGTGGGTCTGTTACGACCCACAGGTTAATAACAGGCGTTACACCACGCGGGCTTCTGTTTCCAGAAGCGCATCAGTTTCACGGATTGGTACACCACGGAATGAAGTCCACCACTCGCCTTCTGTCTCTTTTACGCTGATCGCCAGAGATGTTTTCTCCAGAGATTGCAGATCAAGAGCCTGGCCTACAGTGCGGTTCATGTAGAACACTGGGCGCCCCATGCCACGGTTTGGAATGCGATGCAGTGCTTTAACCATCAACTTCGCAATATTTGCGGCAGAGGAAGGTTCTGAAAGATTGCTGACATCGATGTTTGCAATGCGAACGACATAACGCCAGTCACGCAGAGCAAGTCCGTTATCCCATTTGTAATGGGTACGGTAGCCTTCGTACTTGCCGCCATTAGCATCTTCCAGTGTCACTTGGCCTTTATCTTCCATCTGAATGCCAGCCTTCTGCCCTTTCGGGAAGATGCCATGCACGGTGTTTTCGCCCCACACCACTAACCAGATTGAGGTGTTATCTGTACCCGTGCCACCAGCATCAATGATGTTCTGAGCATTACCCGCAGACAGGCTGGAATAGCGGGAGGACAGTCCCATAAACTGCTGAGGGTTAACGCTGGAATCACCATAAAACAGCGTCTGCGCCATCTGCTGATTCATCGCTTCAATAAATGCTCGGTCTTCAGACAGGCGGAATTCGGCGGTATTGCCGTTCAGATCAGCCAGTGACTTATCGACCTCAGCATAGGTTTCCAGCATGCCAACGGAATCGGTGACCTGCACTGTGGTTGATTTGCTTGGCTGTACGCCATAGTTCAGCAAACGCCAGGTAGCTGAAGGTAAACCAGAACGAATGGTGGTTCGGTGTCCGGTAGGAAGGTTCCCTTCGACAAAAGGCATATCCTGAAGGATCGGGTTAGTTTGACCGAGAAGCTCGATAATCTTATCGACTTTCCCGTTTGGATCGACGCGCTTACCCCAGTCAGCCAGCGTTAGCGCAGTTAAGCCTTTAACAGCCATTGTCATTTCCTCTCTTATTTGCCATAGAGCACTTCGGCCGCACTACGCTGGCCTTCATTACCACCGGTGACCATGCCATCTTCAGACATCGCCTTTCCGATTTTCACGAACGTTTTGACCAGATCAGGGTGATTACCCAGCCCGGTGGCGTTCAGATACTCTTTGAGTTCAGGTGTCCCGAACTGGTCAAGCGCACGCTGTGCGGCGCTAAGGTTAGAAATCAACTTGTCGCCACCGATTTCTTTGTCAGCTTTTACATCCGCAGCCCACTGCTCGGTTGTTTTCTGCCAGGCTTCTGCCTGGCGCTGCTGAACACCTGCCAGAATCTTCGGATAAGCATCAACCAGCTTTTGCGCTTGCTCGTTGGTCAGGTTAAGTTCTCGCGCCACCGGCTCGAATTCCTTCAACGCTTCTGTATCCAGCTCTACGCCTTCGGCAGCCTGAAACTCGTACTTCTCAGGCGCACCCTCCGGTTTATCGCCGTCCTTTTTTTCACCCTGCTTATCGCTTTCAGGCTTTTTGTCATCAGCAGGTTTATCGCCATCAGCAACAGGTTGTGTCTTATCACCTTCCTGTTGTGATGGATCACCAACTGGAGCAGGGTTATCACCTGCAGGCGCTGACGGTTCTGACGCAGCCGGAGCTGCTCCACCATCGACTGGTTGCTCATTGCAAAGACGGCGATACAGCAAACGCTCAAATAAATTCATGATCACTCCTGTTCACTGGCCTCTTTGGCCATCTTCAAATACTGTTCAGGGCAATGCGCCATAACGCGCTGAAACAGTTCCAGCGCCAGATTGCGTTGCCCCTCATTAAATGCCATTGCCATAGCGTCCATCGGTGAGATAGCGGAAAACACACGGCCTTTCTCCAGCACCGACCAGACAACGCGACGCCCCTGTTCACTGCTCATGACAAAGCGAATGTCATCAATTTCACGCTGCGCCATGTCACGTTGCTTACGGGCGTTTTCTTCTTTCAGTTGATCGTCTTCGTAATCTGTCATTGTGATTGCCCACCCTGACCACTAACTGCATTCGCCATAGCTGACAAAACACTCGGATCCGAAGTTTTAGCTTCGCTTAGCGTCTTGGCACCCTGTGCCGCCGCCATCCCCATCGCCATCATTTGTTGCTGCTGTTGTTGCTGTGCCCGTTGCTGGCGAGTCTGCTCAACCTGTTCCTGCGGAACAATGACGGTTGGAGACACTCCGGACATATCAGCGAATGCATCGATCGCCTGATCAACGTTGAGTTTGTCGAGAGCTTCTGGTTTCGCTTGCGCAAGTTGACCAATGAAGTTGACCGTAGACGCCAGACTGGACAGGCCGATAGACTTCTGCGCCTGAGCCATGACGGAAATGTATTCGACCTTCAGGGGCATACCTTCCATCGCGTCAGGCGGTGGCGGCAGCATTTTTTTACGCACCATCATCGAGAAAGCGCGGTCAATGAGAGGATTAAGACATTCGTCGTTCAGACGCTCCAGAACCGGCCCCAACATCAGAAGTTTTTCTTCTTTCATTTCGATCACCGCTTCAACAGGCATCGAGCGGGTATTGATGTTCTGCAACATCATGAACAGATCGACAAAGTAGGCGCTGTTAATGATTTGGCGAGTGTCCTGAATGTCTGCTACCAGATCTGCTGTACTGGGGTTAACCAGATAAGCAGGCCTGAAACCATCCTGACCAGTAATCTGATCGATATACGTGATGTCGCCAGGAAGAAGGGAGGCGCGCTGATTCTTGAGGGAAGTCGGAGCAACCATCGGCGGATTGGTGGCTTTATCAATCAACTGCGACTTGCGCTTCTGGAGAAGCTGCAATGCCTTAACAGGTCCAAGCGCCAGCATACCCGGGCATGATGATCCATAAACATCTTCGCCGTTAACTTCCCAGCGCGGAGCCATAATTGGAAACTCATCGAATCCGGACTCACGCAACAACTTGTCGTTATCGCCACCAACCTCGTAATAAACCGATTTGAATGGCTTGTTCTTGCTATCCAGCTTCGATGTATCGCGGTCAATGTTCGGGTAAACCGAATGCATCACTTCAATCCACTTCTCGTAGGTGCCGCTTTCCCACATGCTTTTTACGGATTCGCTGACGTTATTTAGCCCGAACTCCTGAACAAGCTGACGAACAGTCATAGAGAACTTGCGAAAACAGGTGTCCACACTGCCACGAGGTGAGTTAGCCAGGTAGTAACTGCCTATCGGGAATGGCATTGTGCGAATGATGTCCTCGTCATCCTCCAGCACTGCCATTGCACCAGTGCTGTATGTGCCGAGGCTTCCGTATAACTGCGGCAGAGACTGATAGAGATTCGACTTATTGAACATATCGTTCATGCGGTTCTGCACCGCCTCAAGCCACAACTTAACAGGGCCATAATCCATCATTTCAGGATCTGGCGTAGCCAGGCGAAACCACGGACGCGCGGGGCTTGTGATGCCTGACATCATGCCGCTGGCGAGAGTGCGCGCCGCCATAGTCCCGGTCGAATCAATAATGCGTGTATTGCGTCGATCGTTACGGTTGACCTCAGAAGTCAGAAAGCGGGAACCACGCGGGTTGATGTAATCACTCAACTCGCGCCAGTGCGGCTCGAACGACTGACGCTCGCTTTCAAGTTGTGCGAACTGTTTGTTCAATCGCTCTTTAGTTGTTTCCGCCATTTCAATGACTCCGGTTACTGACCAAGTAGCGTTTTACCGCTGGTATTAGCGGTTGATGTGTCGCCCTGAGAACCGGTAAGCAGCGTAGAACTACGACCAGCAGCAGCGCGACGGCGACGAGTTTCTTCGTCGCGGGCATCAACAACGGCGGCATCCTGCTCCTGTGGTGCTGCCTGAACTTCTGGTGTTGCAGGCACTGATGGTGAGCTACCCATGCACATATCAATGACTCCGTACGCAATTAAATTATTACCAATTTAACCACATATGATTTATTTATCGTAGTCGGTTGACATTTAACGCACGAATTATTACCTTTCAGGTAACCAAAAAGTTCATTCCGGTTACTAACCTGACTGGCTTGTCGTTAAATTGAACAGGTGGAGTGAGCTTTTATTTTGAGCAGTACGGCGTATGGCACATGCGCCGATAGCGGCCTGGATACGTTTAAGGGGCACCCTCCCTTGCTCGGGCAAACGAACCAGGTAGCCGGAATGTGCAAGTCGAGCGGTTTTATTCCGCGCACGGGGATTCACCATCCCGGCGATTCGGTGTGACGCCTCGGAAGAGACGAGGGTACAACGATGAGAGCATTTATGGAGCCGCGACAAAGTGTGGTGCCTTAACAGGCTAAGTGCTCTCAGCGTTGTGGCATTAGCTCAGTCGGACAGAGCAACCGCCTTCTAAGCGGTTGGTCGCAGGTTCGAATCCTGCATGCCACGCCAGAATCACGCCTAAGGACCGTGATGCCAGAAGTTCCAGTGCTTGGCGGTGATGGTTTCCCTTGAAGGACTATCACCGCACTTTTTACAGCAGGACGCCATTGCGATGACTTCATGCTGTAAACCCGTACAGCCACGGAAGGAAGAACTCATTGCTTCCAGTTCGCCCGGTTCGCCGGGCATTTTTTTAAGGTGAGATTATGAACGACCAGCAAATCGAAAAAGAAATCGTTGAGAAAGGCAAAACGGCACCGCGAGTTACGCCTCAATATATCGAAAGCATCATTCTTGAAGAGCATTTCTTTACTGCTTATGACGGCATTCGTGCCGCCAATATGGGCGTTGGCGATTCATGGACAGCGCATAACTCTACAGACCTCCTGACTTTCTGCGTACTGGTGCTGAAGAATGGCTTCACCGTCACCGGAGAGAGTGCCTGTGCAAGCCAGGAAAACTTTGATGCAGAAATTGGTCGGAAGATTGCCCGGCAGAATGCTGTAAACAAAATCTGGATGCTCGAAGGTTACTTGCTGAAGCAGAAGCTAAGCGAGCAATAACACCGTGACATGTCACAAACAGCCAGCCGATGAGCTGGCTTTGTTTTATCCTCACCAGAGGATATCAGCAGCATTATCCCCTCCAACGGATTAAGCATAGGGATCGTAATCTGTGATGGCCTTGCCTTGCTGGTTCTGCTGCCCGGGAATTCGCAGACGCTTCGACACAGGGAACGCAAACGTCAGCAGTAGCGCATCGCCTTTACCCGGCGAACGCCCAAGCCGCTCCTTGATATCTTCCTTCGGTTCGATAACGATTTTACCGTCCACTCGAACTTTGTACTCAGCCGCCGACAGGTCGTCCGCTGTTTCCTGGTCATCAAGCATGCCACCCAGCCTCAGCCATGTCTTGCATGAGTTGAACATCTCCCCACGCTTGTTGAGCATCTGCGGGTCAGTAGACGCGCCACCGAACGGAACAAGTTGCCATGTACGACCCCAGCCGTCACCGATTGACTTCAGACCAGTTCCGTAACCGAAGTCGATGAACACTGCGTCAGCCTGGTACTGGTCTTCAAAGTCAGCGATACGCTTCGCCATAATCAGATCGTCAGTGGTCTTGTTGCCAGTCCACAGCACCTTACTGTGCAGCCCCTGCCGCAGGTATATCACAGCGTCATCAACGCCGGAGTATGCCGGGTCAACGCCGATTATCACCGGAGCATGTGCAACCTGCGCAGCGGTTACCACCCGTTTCATTGCCTCGTCAGTAAGGCCAGTAGGGATAAACTGCAATTCAGATGCATCCGGGAATATGCCGCGCACACGGATTTTAACGAAGTCGCTGTCTTCCCCGTAGTCATCAACCCATTTCTGCAACTGCTGTTTGTTAGTGCCTTCCACCGTCCGGCTGTCAATCTGCGCACACTTCCAGCGGTGTTTGTACTTGCGGAAACATTCACGGAAACGCCCGGTGTTACGCGTCGGGTTTCCGAACGCCACCCAGATAATCTCAGTGTCTTCGTCCGTTAGCGCACCCTCGGCAACTTCCCACACCAGATCCGCAATGTTCGACGCTTCATCGAATACCACGATGATGCGTTTGCGCTCGTTGTGTAGTCCGGCGAATGCCTCAGTGTTGTGCTCAGACCAGGGGATTGCGTCAGCTCGCCACCGCTTGTCGTGCCCAGGGTCATTGCTGTACATCGCGGTAGCGGTACAGGTAAACCAGTCTTTCGTGATAGCAAGGTTCGACCACTTGATAATTTCCGGCCAAGTCTTCGTTCGTAGCTGGTTGTCGGTGTTGGCGGTCACCACGACCTTACAATCCTCGCAAGTGGACATGCCCCAGTTGATCAGCATTGAGATGAATGCGGATTTACCAATACCGTGACCCGAAGCACGTGCCAGCATAAGCGGCTGATAGCGCGTCTCTGGATTCTGCAGGTGATCACGTATCTCTCGGAACGCATCAGCCTGCCACTGACGTGGACCGGTGGCATGTGCTAATTCAGTCCCCTCTTCCCCCCACGGGAACGCATAGAGGGCATAGCCAAGCGGATCGTGAGTGAACCCTGCAATATCCTCGATCAACTGCTCTTCAGGAGATAACGCTGTATCTGTCACTGATTACCATCCTGACGTTCTTTGAGTCGCTTCCTGGCTGCTGCTATGCGATCAGCAATTGTCACATTCACATTAACATCCAGACGTTCTTTGAACGCGTTGACATCAACATGCTTACCAATCAGCTCAAGGTTCTTCACCTTGTCAGGCCATTTAATTTTTTTGAGGATTGTCTCTATCGAATCCTCGTTCATGTTCATGATGGTCGATGACAGATCAAAGCCACTAAGCGTAGTGCGCCAAATTTTCGGCCACTCACGGATTGGTTTAAGGCTCCCATCGTCGTTGAGGATGTCGATCACGTCCATCTGGTCGATCTCCACCAGGCGCATGAGAACGTAATCAGCACTGACGCGCATTCGTTTGTTGCGCTCCTCCATCAACTCGGCAATCCGTTTTTGAATGCGTTCATCGCGCATCATGACACTGGCTTTAACTGCCGCTGTATTTGGGGAGAATCCTGCGTTAATCGCTGCCTGAGTCTGGTTTTCAGGCGTTTTGATGTATGACTGGCAATAAGCCTCCTGCATTGCTGTTAGTGGCTTAAATTGCGTTGATTTGCGTTTATAGGTTTTAGGTTCAGCAGGCATCATAACCACCGTGGTAATAGTTACCGTTGTGGTAATAGTATCATGCAAAATAAAGCCGCCATAGTTGGCGGCAGTATTCAAAACCCATCAAATTCATCATGCATAATCTACTCGTGACATGTCACACTATTAATTTCGTTTCATGCCAGCCTTTAGTCACCCAGCATTGCGAGTCACCATTACACGGGCATGAATTAACTGGAACTCTCTCGCCGCACTTACCGCAACGTTTTCTGCTGATCGATTTTATACGCCCGCGCACGCGTGCATCATCCTGGCGGATCAGTAACGCTATATACTCACCAAATTCGTAAGGCGCACGCCCGGGGCGACGCGTGGCACAGTTACGCTCCAGCATTTCAATTTCCTGAGCATCAAGCACAATTTCCAGCTTACGCACACCAGATGCAGCTTGTCTGGCTCTCTGAGCGGCTTTGCGCTCTGCTGATGATTTAGCCATTCTGATTTTCCTGCATCATGAGAAATACAATCATGGCGGCGCGGAGTGGGTTGTTGTCTATGGTAATAAATTCACAAAATCTATCCGCCTCCCACCAATATTCATTCTTCATTCCAGGATTATTTCTTTCGTATGCACATATGCTGATCTGATGTTTTGCGATTACAGGCCATGAGGCGCTCGGATCATTGCAGTAGTCAGGTAAAGGGTTTAATGGCTCAAAAGTTGTATCAGCATTTCCGTAATACCATTTGTTGGTGTTATTCCCTGATGTTTCCGGTTTACATGCCCAAAGGCCTTTAAAAATTATGTCTCCTACCATTCTGTTAATTTCAAAATCACTTAACTGTGAATAGTCCATTACTTCACCTCCTGCGGCGGTTCTGGTAGCGGCATCCAATTGATTACATCGCATTCAGGGATGCTGATATCATCACCAAGCCACCCTTGACCTTCAGACCAGCATTGCACGTAATACCCGTATTCTGTGTTCACTACGCACCACTGCGCGTCGTCCGGCATTTGCTCACTACAGCTTATCCAATCATCCGGAGTTACCGGAGAGTTGCCCGATAGCTGGTTCAACTTGTAAGTTTGGCTTACAGGTTCTGCTTCCAGCGATGCCAGTGCAATTCGTGCCAGCTCTTCCGCTTCTTCTGCTGGCAGTACAACGTTGCTACCAGGTCCGTATGTTTCGCGCCACTGCTTGATTGTCAGCAGTCGCTCTTTGGTTATAGTGGTCATTTGTTAATCCTCAAAACTTTATGCCCGGGCGCAAAAGCACGCGTTTTGTCTTTGCTTATTCGCCAGCCATCCTTGCGCGCCTCTTTTGCACAGCCAGCCCATGACGTACCTATATACTCACCGAAGTCTGGCGACTTATATTTGCCATCTGTACATTGGAGGCAATCACAATAGAGATGCATGGTGTAACTTGCAGCGATAGCCATATCACTCTCCTTTAGTGCGCAAGTGGTTTTTCCAGCGGTTTTGCGCCGCACTGGGCTTTTTGCAACAGCTGTGACCCATCACCCCGCAACACCCCGTCAACCTCACTCGTCTGTTACTAATCCTCAACCATCGCCAGACCCCAACACCGTTTCTGCTAGCTAACAGAATTTTTGCCTTACGGTTTTTCATCGTTTTGTTCTCCTGCGTTTCCTTGCTGCTCGTTTCGCCGCTGCAACGCCTGTACGGCGTTTCGGTGCCGGAATGATGCTGTCAGCCATCAGGACATACGGCTTTGCAATTAGCGCAGAAGCCCAAAAACGAGTCGGGTACGGTAACAAGCCGATACATGCCACACGCATTACTCACCTCCTTTGATGCGAATGCCTGCGGCGCGTGGCACATTAACTTCCACGATGCGCACTGTTGGTTTGTACATCTCAATCGCTGTCAGCCAGTCAGCTCCTGTCATGCGCTTTTCCGCATCGCCATTAGTCCACTGAACCGGTACACCAATAGCCTTCATCGCAATTTCTATTTCCCCGGCAATGGCGCTTTTCCCGCAACCAGTAAAACCAGATACAACGACAAGAACTTCGCCTTTGGCTGGTTTTATTTCCCGAGCTTCCAGTTCTGCTATGCGCTTACTTCCATCCGCGATTACTCCCTCGTAATACTCACGCTGCTCGTTGAGTTTTGATTTTGCTTCCTCAAGCTCAACACGCAGTTCCCTTACCGTTAGCGCAATTTCCTCGTTCTCCTGGTCACGGCTTTTGATGTATTGCTGGTTTCTTTCCCGTTCATCCAGCAGCGCCTGCACTACTTCAGGGTTGAAATCTGCGATATAACGAGCGTTGTTCTCTGCGTTTTTCTGCCCATCAAAGCCGGGCCATTTGATAACGTCTTCACATCGTTTATCACCAGGTGTATGCACCGCATATGTACCAGTACCAGACGAAATAAATGCGACCCATTCACCCTGTGTTGCCAGTTGCGCCGCTTCACGCAGTGCCTGATAGTCAATCTTGCTCACTGGTTGCCTCCTTTGCGAAGCTGGGCGGCGATATCTTCGAGAACGCCATCAGAGAATGAACGGTCAAAATCGCCTTCCGGCGCATTAGCCATAAACTCAGTAGAGGTAAGAATCATCCGGGCAATATCAGCGGCGTTCTTCGCAGTATCATCAATAAAACCAGCTTCCCAGGCAGCCAGCATTCTGTTCGCCACAAAGTAAGCGCCCTCCTTGCGTGCTTCAGTCTTCACTTCAGCCAAGAAAGCGTCGGTGGCTGGGGTTTTTATTTCGTTAAGTGCATCACTGAATCCACCTCTCTCCATACCTAGCTCTGCTTCGTAATCGGCATCGAATGCAGCGTCTTTGCAGAACTTCTTCAGCTTTGCATTCTCCGCTGCCAGCGCCGAAAACTTCTCGTGTGCCAACTTAACAGCTGCATCAGCCTGCTTAATTGACTCAATCGCTCTCTGGTGGTCTTCGGCCAGCGCATTAGCACGCACCAGTTGCACTTCCAATTGCGTTGCCAAATTGCTGATCAGCTTTGCCACACTACGCATATCAACGGCCCCACATTCTGCTTTCAGTTCCGAAGCCATCTCATGCCCGGCGGAAACTAACCCTTTGATATTACTTTCCATCTTTACCCTCGCTTATCCACATAACTTATTGATTACATTGATAACTAAAAAGATCGTCGATTCAGAACTCTTCGATATTCCAGCCGCCACCTGCTTTCTTTGGCTTAACCGTTACCCCGATGATTCGGAACGGATACTGATCTGCGGCGACTTTGGTTTTCACCCTGGCGTCGTCGGTCCAGAAACCTTTCACTTCATGCAGTTCCATCTCACCAGTGGCGAGCATCACAGCGAAATCTGGCGTATAGAACGTGTTGTCAGCCAGCCGCAGCTTGATACCCTCGAACCGATACCAGGCGATTTCCCCTGCACGTTTACGCTGCTCAAGGTGCTGGCAATACGCAGATTCTGTTTTGTTCATCTGGCCTGTTTTGAGTCGACCAAGAGCCTGTATCTGCTTTCTCATGATTTACCCCTGAGGTAATTAAAAACCACATAAGACACGAAATCAATAGATTTTAGAATATTTCATTACCCAGAAGGTAATTATTGAGGCGTAAAAAAATGCGCTATCGCGCTGGTATTACTTGATAAATCCTGCCGCCTTTCCCCGCCTGTATTCCTCCATCAGCCACTGCGCCGGTGTTATTCCCCCCAGGGTGGCGGCGTTAGGCATGCACTAAAGCGCGCAAAATCATTTGATACCGTTTTGAATTTTTTTTGATACCACCCAAAACGGCACAACGAAAAATTATTTGATACTAATCGGGAGTGCTTTTAGGGTATGGCTGAACCCTGAATAGCTTAGTATTTAGCCGCTTCCTTGCTCGCTTGTTCAGGAACCTGATGTAGCGATACTGATTAAATTTGTGCACCACGGCACGCTCTTTATTAGCCCGTAAATACACGCCTCGTTGTCCACCGCGCTTAATTGCGTTCATCGTTATCTCGTGATACCACTCACCATCCAGCTCGTAGAACGTGCTTTCATGGCTGCCAATAAAATCAAAATTCGACGCCTGATACACAACGCCTGCGCGTCCGCAGCGTTCGTCAGCAAAGGACTGAACCCACTCCACTGACGGATACAGTAATCTGATAACTTTCAGCGCGTAGCTGATGGCCCGTGATTCAGAGTTGCGGGGCATGTCGTCGTGTAGCCACATGCGATTCAACTCCATATAGCCCCGGTTATCCGTTTCAAGCACGACACGACGACCTGAGTTGGGGTTAAGGGCATATCCCCACTGGAGAACGCCAACCAGATCGCGTCCGCTGAATACTCCCAGGTGGAGGTAAGAGTTATTCACAAAACGGCGGGAATAGTGCTTTGTCTGAATAATTGTGCGGGCCAGCCAGCAGGATATGGTTTCAACGCGCAGCTCCTTTGAACCATAGCCAACAATCTGGCCTTCATACTCAATAACGCACGGTTTCGTCAGAATGCGTGATTTTTTCTCTTTTCCCACAATGTTTCTCCGTGGGATGCTCGCAGGCATTCAGCATTATGATGTGACGTTTGCAACGCGGACACCTGATTTCAATGTGATCAAAGGAATCCGCCTTAAATAACAGTTTGTTGCAGTTTTTACAGCGAATTGATTTCATCTCACCTCCTTTGCATCAATTCGCCACTATCTTAAAAAACATCATGGGTTGAGTGTGGTTATTGGGGCATAATCGATCTGTATTACCGATCGATTTAATTGATTCGATCGTCGTTTTCTATATGCGCTCGTTTCGCGGGGTGTTTTTTATACAGAGTTGACAGGGCCACATCGTAGATCAATGCAACCTGCTTGCGGGGGATTCCTTGTGCTAATAAACGCCCGGCCTGCTCCCATTCCGCTTTGGTTAGTTTAGGTGGTCGCCCACCAATACGGCCTTTATTTCTGGCGGCAGCAAGTCCAGCCATCGTTCGCTCGATGATTAGTTCTCGTTCCATTTCAGCCAGGGCACCCATAACGTGGAAGAAAAAACGCCCCATTGGAGAAGATGTGTCTATGCTGTCGGTCAGACTGCGAAAATTAATCCCTCGCTCCCGTAGTTCCCCGACGAGAGAAATCAGATGTTTCATGCTTCGCCCGAGGCGATCCAGTTTCCAGACAACCAGCGTGTCACCTTTTTGAAGGCGCTTTAAAGCGCGTTTTAATCCCGGTCGGTCTGTCTTTGTCCCGCTTAATTTATCTTCAAATATTTGTTCACATCCTGCACAAACAAGAGCGTTTCGTTGCAGGTCTGTATTCTGGTCATTTGTTGATACCCTTACATAGCCAATCAGCACTCTGGATCTCCCGTTTAAAAGCGCAAATCATGCCATGCAGGCCGGAAACAACCATTATCTAAAACCTCGGTTTACAGGAAACGGTAAACAGGGCTGGTAACGCCGTTCAAAAGACAGGCGATACCTTATCCGGTGGGCTTACTTTTGAAAACGACTCAATCCTTGCCTGGATTCGAAATACTGACTGGGCAAAGATTGGATTTAAAAATGATGCCGACAGCGACACAGATTCATACATGTGGTTTGAAACAGGCGACAACGGCAATGAATATTTCAAATGGAGAAGCAAACAAAGCACCACAACAAAAGACCTGATGAATCTTAAATGGGATGCTTTGTCTGTTCTTGTTAAAGCCCTTTTCAGCAGTGAAGTAAAAATATCGACAGTCAATGCACTGAGGATATTTAATTCATCTTTTGGTGCCATTTTTCGCCGTTCTGAAGAATGCCTGCATATCATCCCTACACGAGAGAATGAGGGGGAAAATGGTGATATAGGGCCACTACGTCCCTTTACGCTTAATCTCAGAACTGGCCGCATAACTATGGGGCATGGTCTGGATGTTACAGGAGATATAACAACTAACGCCTGGGTGTATGCAAACAGGTTTGCTATTAATAGTGGCTCAACCTCATGGATTGATATGCGAAACCAGAATGTCATTTTTGGTAGAAACGCAGTATCAACAAGTTCTGCGCAGGCTTTGTTAAGACAAGACCATGCAGAACGCAAATTTTTTGTCGGTGGACTTGGTAACTACCAGTTTGGTTTTTACATGATTAATAACTCAAGGACAGCCAATGGCACCGATGGTCAGGCGTACATGGATAATAACGGTAACTGGCTTTGTGGCTCGCAAGTTATTCCTGGCAACTATGGCAATTTTGATTCCAGATATGTGAGAGATGTTCGCCTGGGTACGCGAGTTGTTCAATTGATGGCGCGTGGTGGTCGTTATGAAAAAGCCGGACACGCAATTACCGGATTAAGAATCATTGGTGAAGTAGATGGCGATGATGAAGCCATCTTCAGGCCAATACAAAAATACATCAATGGCACATGGTATAACGTCGCACAGGTGTAAATGATGCAGCATTTAAAAAATATTAAGTCTGGAAATCCTAAAACGAAAGAACAATATCAGCTAACAAAGAATTTTGATGTTATCTGGTTATGGTCCGAAGACGATAAAAACTGGTATGAGGAAGTGAAAAACTTTCAGCCAGACACAATAAAGATTGTTTACGATGCAAATAATATTATTGTCGCCATCACTAAAGATGCCTCCACGCTTAACCCTGAAGGTTTTAGCGTCGTTGAGGTTCCTGATATTACAGCCAACCGCCGCGCTGATGATTCAGGAAAGTGGATGTTTAAGGATGGAGCTGTAGTTAAACGGATTTATACGGCAGACGAACAGCAACAACAGGCCGAATCACAAAAGGCCGCATTGCTTTCCGAAGCTGAATCAGTCATCCAGCCGCTGGAACGCGCTGTCAGGCTGAATATGGCAACAGACGAGGAACGCACACGACTGGAAGCATGGGAACGCTACAGTGTTCTGGTCAGCCGTGTGGATACGGCAAATCCTGAATGGCCACAAAAGCCTGAATAAAAATTAAGGCCCGCTATCGGGCCTTGTCTCATTCAGGTTGTTCGGGAAATGTTACTGGCAGGCTGGAGGTGTCTGTAGATTCGACTTTCTGCGCATAGAGCATCCACTCAGTTAATTTTTGTTTATTCTCGTCGGAAATGATGCCCAGCCGTAGCTGTGAGTCCCATAGCTGGGTTTTATCCCTGACAAGTTGCAACAGGCTTTGTTTTTCATTCTCTGCCTGCTGCCTTTGTTCCTCCTCGGTATAAGTTCGCTTTATCACTACGCCATCTTTGAACATCCATTTACCCGAAATATCAGCCCGGCGATTTGCTGTAATATCAGGAACCTCAACGACGCTTGCGCCTTCTGGATTAATTGCTGAAACATCCTTTTCAATACAAATAATAACGTCGTTGTGGTCATAGACCATTTTCAACGTATCAGGCTGAAAGTTCTTTTGTTCCTCATACCAGTTTTTCCCATCCTCTGTATAAAGCCATTTGATGTTAAATTGTTTCGTTAGCTGGTATTGCTCTTTTGTTTTAGGGTTGCCAGCAGTAATGTTTTTTAAGTGCATCATCGTTAAATACTCCCCGCGTTATACCACGTCCCATTAATGCAATACTGAATTGGCCTTGCCTGAGTTGTATCAATTAATTCATCACGGTTTCCGTTAACTGAACCTGTAACGACATAACCTGACCTGTCAGACCAGCCGGGACCATTCCATGTCTGAACAGATGACAGACCGCCCAGGCGAATACCTGTAATAAACCTTGAGTTACATTCTGCCTGCGTATATGCACCAACATCCCCCGCAGAGGGTTTGCGGGTTGTGGTGTAAAACTCTGACCAGTTAGCTTCAAAGCCATAACCATCACGCGCTGAACGATAAAAGATACCGCCGTTCTTATAATTCACGCGGAACTGTACAGCAGGGCAACTCCCCGCATTCATATTGAAGTGGAGGATTAATGTCGATGCGCCACTGATATCTGCATCATAAACGCCGCTATTCCAGTTCCAGCCAACAGCTTTATCATTTGCAACCCTGCTTCCTGTTTGCCCTAAAGCAAATGCAGGCTGCTGGTTTTTCGTGTTGTAGTCTCTTCGCCAGCCAGGAGCATAAGCATCACCATGATTAATATAAGTGAATTGAGCGTTAGTAATTCCGCCACCGCTGGACGTGCTCGGGGTGGTTACACGGATGGTCATGGCTCCTTTATTACCCATAACCTCAATAACGCAACCTGCAAGATGAATAGTTCCACAGCCAGTATCGGTAATAATTTTATTATTGCCGTATGACCATGAACATTTGCACATCCAGTATGGGTGATTGAATGCCCCTTGAGAATCCAGCCATTCAATCAATTGTGCCGTCGTCCAGTTTCCTGCACCTGTGCTAATAGCACTGTGAAAAGCGCGACATGCACCAATATTTTTTGTGAAAGTATCTTTTCCTGGAATATCTGCGCCGTTCTGGTTTTTCTGTAATGCGCCAGAAGCCTGATTTACCGTTTCCTGTAAACCGACGTTTTGGATAAACAGCGGCTTATTGGGAATATCTGCTCCGTTCCGGTCTTTTGCCAGACGGGCATTGGCATTATCCATCGCAATTTTCACCGCTTTTGCGGTGGCTGCCAGCGTTTCACTGGGGCTGTCAGTGGCACTGGTTAGCTGAACGAGTCCTTTTTTGTTCAGGCTGGCATCATAGATATCCAGATTTTCACGTGCTGTACGCTGTGCTGATGCCCCGGCAGTTTTAATTTCACTGAGGTTATTTTTTATCAGCAGCGCGTTATTGCTCATAATGGCTTTAATGGACAGTGCAAGCTGGTTTAATTTTGTTTTATCCGGTTGAATACCGGCTTCTTCCAGCGTGTTTAATAACTCCGCCTGCACAATATTAAACCAGTCCATGCCGGGCCATGTGATAACATTATTCCCGTCACCTTCTGAAAACCAGCGAACGATAGCACTACGCTGGGCGGATACGGGCGGCATGACGGTTACGCCGCTGTCGTTATCAATATAAAACATTAGTTATCTCCGTCATGGTAAACAAATTTATAAATCTGATGTGCGGGTTTATATTTCTCCAGTAAACATTCCAGCGCACCCGATTCATAAACACGTAACGGCGTCAGAACATTATCCAGCACCGTTGCGTTGCGATAATTTTTAATACCGTAAATATTGACCTGCGTAACCCACTGGCCTTCTGTGGAATCCGTCAGCCTGACGGTAAAACCGTACTGTGCAGCCAGCCATTCATAAAAGCGCCGACTCAGATTGCCGGTCATACGCATTTTATTCGCGGCAGCCCGCTGGCGTTCGGACAAGGTGCCGTTTTCGCTGGTACAGTCCGGCAACCCCAGAAATGATTCCCACTCCCCCAGATACCAGCGGGATGTGGACGGGAAACGCTCCCGCAGCATTTGCCGCGCATCATCCGCCGCAGTGGCAATCACGTCGCTGATGGCCTGCGCCAGCGCAGATAATTTGCTGTCGGGGCTTTTATTCCAGGCAAGCCCTGACGGCAGTAATTGCAGAAAGGCCGTCTGATAGGGTGTTACAGCCATTCAATTGTCCCCGGTGTTAACAGTTCCGTATTCTCCGAACGCTGGATCTCTGTCGGGAAACGCACTTCAAAATCATCCAGACCGGTAACACCTGCCACCGCACGGATAATACGGGAGGGGGCAAGTGCGCCGCCCGGCGTCACCTCATTAAAAAACATGGTATTAATGGCGTGGGTAATAGCCTGTTTCAGTTCGGCTGTCTTCGGTGATATATAAATCCGTGGATTTACCGGCTTTGCCTTTGGCGCAAATACAGTGACATTTACACCGTCAGGCTGTCCGACAATCAGACCGGTGATCGGGTCAGTATGACCGGCGATATAATCTGCCACGCGTTCCACGTCTGCCGGTTGTGGAAAAATATTGCTCCGGTTATCCATAACAAACGTCACCCCGACTGTGCCACCGCCTTTCCATGTCGGAAAACACCAGGCACGGGTAACGCCGCTGACTTCACGTGCCCAGCGGACGTAATCAAACTGATTACCGCCGAACGGAGGATACTGGACACGATATTCCAGCCGTGACAGCAGCTCCGCTGCACTCTCAATATCAGCCCCACCGGAAAACCCTTTTACAGTGATGGCATCGGAAACAACACAGGCAACCGGGGTGATCAACGTTAAAAGGGTATTCTCACCGGTATTTCCTGCTTCACCGGCAGCCAGTGCGGTAACGGTAATTTCCGTCGTTCCTGCACGGTCAATCACAATGGCATCAGCCAGGCTGTAAACCACACCATCAGCACGCTGCCAGCGTGTACCGGCAGGAATGGTGGTCGCTGCCGATGTGGTGACAGTCAGCGGGCCGCTGGCGGCTGTCGCCTGTTTGCGGCGCACGCCCCAGAACCGGCAGTGCTCCAGCAACTCATCTTCATCTGCTGTCGACGGGATAATCTGCCGTCCAACCCATGAAATATGCTCGTGACAACCGGCAGCAAGGCCCGCCTGAGCATAAGCAATGGCACTCAGCGTTTTTTCACGGGCCTGAGGCCAGCTACCCGGCAGGCGCTGTTCAATATTCTGTTCTGTACGGGCAATCAGCGATGATAATGTCGGTGGTGAATAAGCCATTTAAACCCCGTTAAATGCTGCTTTAAACTCATAAGGAATAACGGAACCATCCGGTAATGTCAGTGCAATGTAGAGGTATAACCAGCCCTGATGTAACTGTTCCGCTCTGATGTTAATCGCACTTACCCGGCCCGCTGTTTTCAGCCATTCCAGCGCCTCTTCGGCATACCCTCTGGCGCGTTCCAGCGTATCCGGTGTGGCTTTTTCACGTGATAACAGCCATAACCGCGAACCGATGGGGCGGTCGCGGTAACTGTCACCCCACCATCCACGGCGATCATCTGAACCATCCGGCAGCGTGTCAGAATCCAGCGCGCGCCGGTCTGTAAACAGGGAGATTGTCACATCGGTTGTCAGGCTGTCGTCGGTCAGCATATCAATGCCATCCTGTGCAATATCGCCGCGTCCGTTCGTCCAGATAATGGCTAAATCGGTCATTGCATTGGCCCCGTGGTTCCGCCGCTGTCGCCACGGTGGATATGCTTATCCGTCGATTTGCCATTGATGATGGCATCCGGGGCAGTAATATTGCTGTCGAACTGGCTTTTACCTTTAACGCCCAGACCTTTCTGGATCTCAACGTCGCCGGTAAACGTGGTTCTGGGTGTGTCAACGGTCATACTTTCATCAGCGTAAACCTCAACCGTTTTACAGGTAATGATGCAGCGTCCGTCCTTTGTCAGCCTGATACGATGCCCCTCGTGGTGGTAAATGCCTGCATCACCCGGTTCAAGATTTGTCGGGCGGTAGCGGCGGTCTTCCACCACAACGGCAATCCCCTGATCACGTTGTGCGCCTACACAGGCAATCAGCGCCTCTGCGCCCGGCAGGGGAACGCTGAAATGCCCGTAATTTTGCAGGCGCTCCACTTCATCAGATTCCTCATCATCCAGCAGGCCGACCTGCAGGTTCTGAACCTTTCGCCCGTCGTTAATCACGTTAACAACAGCGCGCGCAAGCATCAGGCGCACACGACGCATCAGCGGCGTCAGCAGGCGGTTCAGGGCGGAATCATTTACTCTTTCCACGGCGGCGTTTTCTCCGGGTGTCTGCGATAATAATCTTCAACCAGCGCATCAATACCGCCGTTACTGTCGCCGCCTTTCCTGTTTTTACGGTCGCTTTCAACCGGCACCAGAAAGCCTTCGCGTGGTGCAAGGCTGACGCGGGTTTTCAGCCCGTCCTGGTCATTCAGTATCAGGGTGACTTTGCTGACCAGTAATTCCGTGGTTTTGATGGCATATTTCGAGGCATCAATAGTGACCAGCAGGTTCGGCATCCAGAGTTGCCCGTCCTTGCGAGTCCATCCGTCAATTTCAGCCTCAAAGGTGATGGATTTTGCCAGTCTGCGGCGTTGCTCACGCAGGGCGCGGGCCTGTGCATCCTTCGCCGTAATTTTGCTGTCAGCAATGATGATCATCGGTCTGTAACGGGTTACATCACTGTCAGTGGCGGTCCCTTTCCGGGAGACGATACTTTTCGCATCAATATCATCACCCTCAGCACCGTTTGCGCGGGCATACCCCTTGACGGTGTATTCGCTGAACCGGTCGCGGAAGTCTTCCTCAAAATCCAGTGTCAGCAGATTTTCTCCGAGAACCAGCTCATCAGTGGCTGTGCTGGCAGCCCGGCTGAATACCAGCTCTCCTGCGGCATTGCTGGTCATCAGTACACCGCGTGCGCGGGAGGCACGCACCAGCGCCTCATAAACGGTTTCTGAATGGTCCAGCGTGAAGCCGGGAAAAGCTGCCGAACTTTCCTTATCGGAAAGCTCCCAGCGAACGGTAACGCCATAAGGAGCGCACAGGTCACGCGCAATCTGCTCCAGTGTGCGGTTTTTCCACTGTCCGCCACTGTAAACGGCAGCACAGTCAATCAGGTCAGCCGTTTTGTCACGTCCGGCGATAGTGATTTTCATGCTGTCAGCGGTCATCTGGCGTCGCCGCGAATCGATATAACCGGTGCAGACAATCTGCCCGTCGATTTCCAGCGTGAACGCCTTCCCCGGTGCCAGCCCGGATAAATCTGTACCCGGTGGCACATTCACCCCCAGCTCAAAATATCCGGCTACGGATTCAATGGAGCGGGTGACAGAGACTGACGTCCAGCCGGTAAAAAGCCTGCCATCCGTTCGCAGCGTGACGGTATTACTCATTAATCACCTCAATACTGACACCACCGGGAACAAACAACGGGTTGCTGATACCGTTCCTGCGGGCCAGCCGTTGCCAGTTCCGGCTGTTTCCTGTGTAACGGTACAGAGCCACCATTGCAGGCATCGTCTCCGGCAGGCGGTGCGTTTCACTGCCCGCCAGTTGCAGCCCGCGTTTTTCCAGGTCGGCAACAACCAGCAGACGCAGTTGCGTAAGCTGAACGCTGTCTGTCGAAAAGCCCTGCTCAGATGCCGTCAGAATGACGGTATCCAGCGCTGCCCCCAGCATGGTGGCTGTTTTTCCGATATCGGACACACTTTCAAATACCGGGGGCGTGGCTGTACCACTGTCTGAAAAGGATACCTGTGAAAAGCCGCCGTCCGGGGTTATGGCAGTTAACTGTAACTGTCCCTGTGTGACGGTAGCAGATGTGCTGCTGGCCCCGCTGGCTGTGCCGGTTGTGGTGGACGGAGCATCCAGTACAGGTGCACGGGCGGCATTATCCATCCGGCGACTGAAATCCAGTGCCGCAGTCAGTGCCTGGCTTGCTGCCTCCGCCCGGTATGTCTGCGCCGCTGCCAGCATGACGTAGTTCAGTGTGGCAATATTTTTTTCTGCAACCGGACTGTTGTACGAGGTTGTGATTGTCCCCTGTCTGCCTGTGGTGGCGGCATGGCGACGTTCGAATCGCTGCGCCAGACGGTTCCAGGTGGAAAATGCTGTCCGGGTATCGCATAACGATGAAACGCCGGACAGCGCCCCCATCAGCGAGGAGGCCAGCATGGCAGGCTGGTTAATCAGGCTGGTCACAGAGCCTTTCATCGCAGAAAGCGATCCCATCAGACCGCTGACAGTCTGCGTAACCCCCAGATTGTCCACCGCATCACTGATATCATCGATGACACCGGTTACAGCTTCCATCACGGCGGTTGCCGCCGCAGTGCCATCTTTTACGGTCTGCCAGACAGAGGACAGCGTATCTCCCAGAGAACCGGTTACAGCAACGGCCTGTGCCGGTACGGCTGCACTGGTGTCTGTCTCTGAGTCCGGGGCAGTATCCTGCAACGACGGATAAACGGTAACGGTGAACGCGTAATAATTCAGTTCATCCGCTTTAGTGCGGCATTCCCATGAATCCACCATGACGTCCACAGTGCCGAAATCAGGATGTACCAGCTCACCGCTACCCGGAGCATCAAGAGCATCCATCAGCGCACCCGCTTCATCTCTGGCTGTTTCTGCGTTGCTGTTCAGAATGCAGGCGCTGAATGTACGGGAGCGAAGCTTTTTCCCCAGGTCATTGACGCCGCCGGTATCACGTAACGGGTACTCGCGTTTAACCAGGCGACGTCCGCCAGCCTGTTTTTGCTCCTCGATGACGAGAAACGGCACGTTACGAAACGTGCCTTTGCCGGTTGTTTTCTTACCACCGCTGATTTTATCCCGGACAGCATTAACGGCATTTAAAGCATCTTCAAACATGGTTTTACCAGCCTGTAATGTAGTTATCGCCCGCGTAAATATTCAGCCCCATACCGTCCTCGGTGACGCGGGAACTGGTCAGACGTAACCCCTCGCCAAGTTCGACGCGCAGCGAGGCTTCCGCATTCACTTTTTGTTCCTGCGGTTCCTTATCCGGGGCCGTCCATTTCTGATACAGGTCGGTTACAAAACCGCCCAGATACTCCCCGGCGACACTGCCCAGCGTGGCACCGGCAACCGTACCCAGCGGTCCGGCAAGGCTGCCAACGGCACCGCCGAGCCATGCACCGGCTGTACTGCCAATTGCGCCTGCTTTTTCATGGGTTGACGCCTGCTCATCCATCAGGACGGGGGCAAGCTGGAGTGCCCCCATTACCGGGCCACCCAGACGTGACAACGCACGACCGGCACCTTTCCCCATCCAGCCCAGCGCCCCGGCACCTTTTGTCACAACCCGACCGATCGCACTGCCTGCAAGTTTGTTTCCGATACCGGAAAACCACCCGCCAACAGCACGCCCGGCATCAGCCAGCTTTCCGACCGTTCCCGTAACCAGTTGCCCGGCAGCACTGCCTGCAAGCCTGCTCAGAAGACCGGATTTACCGGGTAAAGGTAATGGTGCAGGCCGTGCTGTTACCGGTACGCCGGGTGGGGGTAATGCCAGTACAGGGCGTGGTGCAGGTAATGCCAGCGGCTGTGGCCCGGACAGCAATAACGGCTGGCGGGGTAACAGCGGGGCCATTCTTCCGCCGCTCCGTCCGCGACGACCGCCGCCACTCCCGTAGCCACCAAATCCACGGGGCCAGTTGATGACAAACACACGCTGAATGCCAATACCCTGCAACAGCGTCTCAGACGTCATGGCATCCGGGACCGGCAGACCTGCCTGCCCACGTTTGCGGTTTCGCATCCAGCGCCACATACGACGCCCGGTTTTAAACGGATAACTGGCAACCTGCCATGAGGGTTTTGCCACGGCCCAGCCTGCTCTCAGGGCTTTATTGGCAAGCCAGACAGACACCAGAACAGCAGCCAGTTTTTTCAGGCTGACAATATTCTGGTCAACCCATGCCAGCGCATCTTTACCCGGTTTCAGCCAGCGCCATAATTCCTGCGCCGCGATTTTTACCGTTCTGAACGTGGTCAGAAATTTCTGACCAATGTTTTCTGCCAGTGCATCAAGTTCCCCGGATTTATCCGCCATGTCGTGCCAGTTAAGCACCCGGCGCATCTCGTTCTTGATTTCTTCAAAGGGGCCGCTGTTTGCCACCTTTATGCGAAATTCAAGCAGGTTGGCTTCCATCTGGGCGAACATCCCGTCCCAGGAGTTCATCGCACTGGCCTGTGCACCTTTTGACTGTTCTGACAGCGTACTGAATACCGTCAGAATGGATTTCATGCCCAGCTTGCCCTTTGTACCCAGATCACGGATTTTTTTAACGTCCGTTCCCGTTGCATCCGCCAGCGCCTGATAAACGTTGATACCGTAACCGGTCAGCAGGTTGGCATCCGCCGCTGTGATTTGCTGGCGGGCAAACATCTGTTTCAGTTGCAGTGAGGCACCCTGTGCAGTGGGTAAATCCCAGCCGTGCATGGCCCCCTGATCCTGCAACATGGTGATGAACTGTTTCGTCTGTTCATCCGTCATGCCGAAGCCTTTCGACGAACGGATCTCATCAAGAACACCACTCAGCCCCCACGTGGTGTCCTTCGCGTTCTGCTTCGCCCAGGCCATCATGGCCTGCGCTCTGACCTTATCGCCGTGATACAGCGAGTTCATGGCGATGATCTGCTGCTCACGCTGGGCGGCTGCACCAATAAACAGTTTATTGGCGGTGTAACCCACGCCAGCGATACCCAGCGCCCCGGCTGACAGCATTCGGAATGTACGGGTTGACAGTGAACCCATTCTGTCAATGGCACCAGAAACGCGCACAACCTCCATACGCAGGGCACGAAGGGAACTTTGCCCGCTACGGGACAGGGCGTTTATCTGGTTCGAATACTGGCGGGAACGCCGGGAAAGATTGCCATTAAGATCAATAATGACAGACGCCTTTAAGCGTTTCCCGGTCATAGAGATTTCCTGATTTAACGGTGATATTGAGAGAGGGTTTTAGCCTGCTGGCAGTGCCGGAAAAAGCGGGACAGCGGGAGAGACAAGGCCCATTCCGGGCCACTTTTCAGAATAACGCCAATCGCTGTCGCCGCTTTCTCAATATCATTCCGGCACCGCAGCCACTCGCCCCCGTTCTTGTGTCAGCGATGCTGCCACAGCCATGTCGTACATTTCTGTAGCCAGCGACAGACGCTGGAAGTCATCAACAGACAGCTTGCGCATCAGCGCCAGCGATAACGGGCCTTTGATGCAACCCACGCTGGCAATCTGTCGGCGCAGCATTTCCAGTCCCATCCGGGACGGGGAACTGACCAGCACCGGGCCTTCCTTGCTCATTACCAGCTTTTCAGCAGCCGCCTGGGCATCAATCAGATCGCCTGCGGTCAGTTCACGCAGCGTCACGTCATACTGCATTTCAGTCTCGTCACCGGTGCCGAACGGCAGGCCGTCTTTCAGTTTCAGCACGCCGGACTGAATTTCTGCCACAATGCTGTCATGCAGTTCCTGTGCTTCAGGACCTAAATTCATTTCGTCCATTGTTTCCCCTTATGCAATGCGTTTGCTTTGTTTTGCCATCAGTACCAGCGAAATTTCGCCGCCGTCGTTTTTCGGTTCATCTGCCTGCCAGGCATTCGCCATCATCCAGGTTTCACCGGTGTCTGCCTGAAACTCTGCCGTGATGTTTTCCCAGCCGATGATTTCATCCAGACCGATATCACCACCGCCCGGAATTTTGCATTCCAGCTTTGCGGCACGTGGTTTACCTTTCCAGCCATAAACCCGCGAGCCGGTCACTTCTTCACGGGTGATACCGGAAGGCGTGAAGGAGGCACCTTCCATCGTTTCAAGCTCCATGCCATTGACACGGATGAACGCCACCCCCTGACGCTGATTTCCAGCCATAAATGCTCCTTACAGAATGAACTGAACTTGTGCCGCGAAAATGCGGAACTGGTTAATCAGATTCGGGCCGCACAGCACATCAAGACGGTCTTTGTCGTCCTTGTTACGTGCCACATACAGCTCCTCTTTGAACGTGTCGAAATCCTCGACCAGTCCGGCGTTTTCCCATTCTTCAAACAGTGCCAGCAGCTCCGTTTTGATCACGGATGGCGTCACCACGGCCTGACCGGTGGCAAAGCGGGTGCCATCACTTGCCAGCTTGTAGTTCGGGAATTTCTGCGTGATGCGGGTTCGCAGTGAATAACGCAGATAACTCAGCGTGGCGATGGTATTCACGTTCAGATAAGACGGATCACTGTCACCGTACTTGTTTGTGCGGTACATCGTGATCATGCGTTCAATCTGCATTTCACCACCATCATTCACGTTAAACGTGGAGATGCCGTCAAACAGCAGCGCATTACGTTCTGACCAGGTGAAACGATCCCCCACCGCAGGCGGCATTCTTCCGGGCAACGTCAGCGTCTGGAGAGGACGCGCCGGGTCGATGGAAAGCGCCTGGCTGGCAACGGCACACAGTGTGGCGGCGTACAGATATGACGGTTCCGGTGCACCGGCAATCCCCATACAGGAGATCAGATGATCATTACGACTGACACCAAACGTGGAAATATCCCCATACGTGCCGGACAGCACTGTCACGGCAAAGCCATCAGCCTGATTGACCGGTCCCCAGCGTTCCTGCAATTCAGTGCGTAACAGATTCAGGTTCGGTTCATCGGTATAGGGCATCACAATATATTTGTATTGCAGATCGCCCATTCCCGCGATACTTGCGCTGATATCCGGGTTGCCATTTTTCCCGGAGGCGGCTTTGAATGCCGTGATAATCCCGTAAGGGGTGGTTTCACCCGCGTAATAGTTCCAGCGCACATCCACGGCAGATAATGCACCCGTAAATTTTGCACTCAGAACCACATCTGCATGGGTGTCATCATCCCCGCTGTCTGCGCGAACTTCTGCCGTCACCGGTAAATCCGGCTGGCCTTTGATTCGGGCAACCAGCAGGTCAGCCAGCGCCGCTCCCGTTGCACCTGCTGCGACAGATACCGCCAGTCGCTGACCGGCAATGTAAGTCACAAGCGAGCCGTTTTCGCCTGCCGTTCCTGACAGTGAAATTTCACCGACAGCAGCATTACCGGTGCCGTTCCCCTGCGGAATACACCACAGCTCCGCCACGCGGTTAGCGTTCAGGAATGCATCTGCCATCAGTGCCAGCATGGAACCCTGACCAAACGCCGCACTGGCCTGTGAGCCGGAACGGATACGGACAGGCACGTCTGGTGCCGCACTGGCTTTACTTCCGCTTTGCCCGAACATCAGCACGCGCTGACGGGGTGCCGGTGTTCCGCTGACGGCATTACTGTTATCAAATTCGATATACGTCAGAGGAACGCGAACATCTGACGGGATCGCGTTAAATGAAATATCGCTCATTTCGATTTACTCCGTTTTTTCGGCGCAGCGTCGGTATCATCCGCCGTGTTTTCGGTGCTCCCGACTTCAACCACATCACCGGCTGCAAGGCGACGTATCCAGAAACTGTTACGGGGCTTTTCTTCTCCCTCCGGAGCCAGTAATTTCATCGTGAGCGGGTCACGGATGGCTTTTCCCGCTGCGGGTTTAATTTTCAGCATCATGATCCTTTTCCTGATTCACATTGATATGTGCGGCAAATTCCGGGGTTTCGTCCGGGAATTTCCAGGTCTGCCAGTGACGCTCGTAATCATCCAGCGAATCCATGTCCACCACGGACGGCAGCGGGGTAGTGCCACTGAACAGAACGCCGTAAAGCACCACACCGGCATTGATACGGTTGTCGTCACAAAGATTTCTGACCTGCGTCAGGCTCATCCCGGTGGTCGGGCCAAACGTCTGACCGTTAACGCCGGCAATCAGTCGCTCCACAATCTGATAAATACCGGGCCGGTTTACCGGTTCCCCGTTCAGCAACTCCGCCACGACAAAAAATGCCCAGCGACTTTCAACTTCCCGACGCGTACGCCCCTCACCACAGCCCATCCATGCCAGAAATACCGATGGCGGGGCCAGAAAGAGACGGTGCACATCCTCGTTAGTCCATGTGCCGGTAAGGGGTTCCACCTGCCGCAGGGTTGCCCCAAACGACTCACGAACGCGCGCCAGCAGTGCGGCTTCGGTTTCTTCCAGCATCAGATAAACCCCTTCTGTTTTCGTGAAAAAACAGGCGGATCAGACTGAACCTGCACAAGATCCTCTCCCTCCGGCGACGCTGCCGTTCTGCTTTCCACGCCGGGATCTGTTTTGCCATCGCGCACCTGTTCCAGCCAGCGCACCGTGTCCCTGTAAGTTGCGGTGATCTGCTCGGTGGGTTGTGATTCATTCAGATAAAACCAGGCCACCACGCAACACTGCCGTTTCAGCAGTGAGGGGACGACGGTAAGCGGCAGAACAAAGCGCGCGGCGAGATAGCCATCAATAAAAGCCGAAGCATCTGCCAGTGCCTGTTCTGCCACGGCATCATCCGGCTGCCCGTCCGCTGTTTTAGGGCGGGTGAGAATATCCAGCCGCGTACGTGTATAGCGGGCGCACAGGTCATTTACCGTCGCGTAATTCATGCATCCGCCTCAGCCAGCGCCGCTTTGATTTGCGCACTGCTCACCGGTTCCCCCAGCGCCGCACTGACGGCTTTCACTTTGGGTTCTCCCCCTGCGGTAAAGTGCTCCGGGTTTGCCTTATCCAGACCGGCAACGGTCGCACGGATACGGGTATTCAGATCGCCCACACCCAGAACGTCCAGCCCCCCAGCCTCAGCGAGCGTTTCTGCTGACGATGCAGATACCACAGACAGCACGCTGTCGGCACGAATGATCGCCAGTTGTTCTTCGGTGACTTCCACGGTGTTTTCGCCACGCGTAAAGGCGATTCCGGCGCGGCGGTAGACCGGACGAAGGCATTTAATAATCGCCGTGCAAGTGATGCGAGAAGTGTCCAGCCGTTGTGAATTAAGCGAAGTGCCTGACATAACACATGCTCCTCCTTTTCCTTTAAATCAGGTTAAAAGGCGGTCTGAACCGCCTTTTAATGACGGTTACAGGTAGTCAGCGACAACCAGTTGCAGCTTGCCCTTCATCTCGTTGGAGACGGTGGTATTGCCATCCGCGAACAGTTCACGGTTAAGCAGTTGCTCTGCGGCTTTTTCCAGCCCGACCGGTACAACGATATGCGTCGGCTTCAGGCCCAGCTTCTTACCGCCATCACCTTCAAAAGATCGCATCAGTTGCCAGCCCTTCCAGAGGTTATCCAGCGTCAGATCGCCTTTTACCGCGACAGCCATCTGCCAGAAGCCGTAACCGGCAGCACGGCGGGCGCTGGCACCAAACAGGAACTCGTTATCCATAAAAACGTGGTCGTCATCGATACGGGTACGTGCGACCAGCTCCGGTTTGCGGCGCTCCTGGAAAATCAGCGGTTTGACTGCGCGGGAGCAGTCCAGCAGATAGAACGGCAGACCGCTGAAGCTGTCCTGCTCAACGATGTTGGAGGTATTAACCGCGCTGCCCGTGCCGTCCACATTCGGATATACCGGATGCTCCTTGTCGAAGAAGTTCTGACCGTCATAGCACGGCTGGGTAAAGCCATCTTTCAGAAGTTTAAAAATCAGCTCATCCGGCTGAACTGCCGCAGAACGGCCCATCTCCTGAAAAATCGGCGCATAAATACCCAAATTGTCATCGTCAAAGTCATCGCGGGAAATACCCACGGTGCCTTCAAACGTTTTATTGGCGATGGAGTAGCCATGCGCTTCCATTTGCTGAATGGTTCGCTTACCCACCCATTCTTTCAGGGTCGGGAATTTACCCAGCCAGCCATAGGTATTACTGCGGGTGGAAGAGTTCACCACCATTGCAATTTTGCTGTACTGCGACGGGGCGTCTTCAAGACCGCCCTGAAAATCCTTACGCCAGGAGGTCATCAGGGCTTTAATGGATGCCGGGGTGACAATCATTTTTCTTGTTCCTGTTTCATTTTCAGATACTCAGCCTCAGTAATGCCGAGCGCCTTCACTGCTGCCTGTTCATCAGCAGACAGCACCGCCACCGCCGGTTTTTCCTGCGACGGGATTTTCGCTGTGGTGGTCTGCATGGCAGATAACGCAGCGATGGGCTGTTTTTTCTCAAGCTGTGCCGACAGTGCCGCCACGCCAATCTGACCGCCAAGCTGTTCCAGATAGGTACGTTCGCTTTTGAAAATGCGGCCTTCCTGTTCCGCCTTGTCCAGAACGGCGCTCAGGCTGGCTGTGGCGCTTTGTGCAGTCGCCTGTGCCAGTTCATCACGCAGGGCGTTGTAGCTTTCCACAGGGACGTATTTCGTCAGGTCAACGGCGGCTTTCTGTGCCTTTTCCAGTTCGGCGGATAACGACGCCACTTTTCCGGCATCTGTTTCGAGCGCATCAAGCGCACTCAGGGCCGCGCTGGCCTGTTCATCGGTGATGTCTGCATTTTCGGGGACAGTCACCCCAAGACGCGCAAGCAGCTTGCGCAGCGTTTCATTCATGGGTTTGTTCTCCTGTTGAAGGATGTCGGGAAGGTCTGCCGCCAGTGCGGTCAGCTTTTTCATGCCGGTGGCACCGGGGTCATTGGTCAGCGCAGCAAGGCGGATTTGCAGCACCGCACCGGAGGCGGTGTCATACGGAAAAACAGCAGAGAGATAACCAAATTCGCCGTCATCGATGCGCTGCTGGGCCGCCGCCGTCCAGCGTGGGTGGATAAATAACCCTTCACCTTCACGCCACTGCATTTCATCGGCGTTAAACCAGCCAGCCGCGACGAGTTGTTCCGGGGGTAATCCTTTGTCCTTACGTAGCTGGTTATGCTCGTAATCAATCAGCACGTCCTGGTTGAGCGCGCGAACGCCTTCAACCAGACGCCCGGCAATCTCACCGTCGATGAACCACCCCTGACCACCTGTCACATCAAACGGGCGACCATCACGGGCACTGAAATGACCGGCAGGCAATAGCTGGCACCAGCCGTCATCGTCAATGGACAGCGCATTCAGTGCGGCAATGCCAATCGCGTGTTTTTTCATGTCCTGCTGCTCATCATGGTTTGTGAGCAGTCAGTTTGCGGGAGGTGCGGGAAAATCTGGGGTTATGCTATTTGAGTACTGGAGAAAGAAAGTGGAAGGAAGATAAAACGGGATTCATACACCGTTAAATACCGGTTTAAAAATCCCGTGGCGCGTTTTAAAAAATCTGTGCGGCTGATTTCATGTCTGATTCCGTTTATTGCCTCAGAGCGGCGCTGACGCGTTTTCTGATGGCATCAAAAATTTCCTGTTCCCCGGTCTTATCCAGCCCCATATAAGGACGCGCAGGAACGCCTGCCGGGCGGGGTGCCATATCGGGTGTACCGCCCCACTGATGAATGGCAGCATAAATTTTTGGCGAACCAATCAGGGCATAATCCTGTCCATAATCGGTGGTAATGCTGCGCGCCAGATCGCCATGCAGGGTAAGAATACTGCCCGGAACAAATCCATGATCCTGACGCCATGCCTGCCACGAATCGCTCCATGCTTCCCAGCCTTTCCCTGTATCCGGGTCTGCCTGCCGTTCAAATGCCTGTTCCGTGGATGACAGCAGCGCCGCAGCCATCACACGGGGAATGGCGCGGTCACGTGTAACGGTTCCCAGTTCATCCAGTGCAAGCTGAATACGTCGCACATCCACGGCAACGTTCATATCAAGACTCACTTATTCACCTCCACATGCCCCTCCAGTACGTCAATCATCCCGTCAGCAATCGCGGCTTCAAGCGACTGTGCAGATACGCGGCTGATACTGACCAGCACATCCGCACGGTCATTCTGCCTGCCGACTGTCTGTGATGTTCTGACCACAATCCGGGCCATGCCGTCACGGGTTGCCACAACATACAGCAACTGGTGGTTCTCCCTGTCCCACAATACCGCCTGTGGTTTTGCCATCAACGACGGCAGACGCTGTAAATCCTCCGGTTTCAGGGCGGCATCAGCAGTGGTCGCCAGACTTTTTCCATTCATTACAAGCAGACGGGCGGGCATATTCCCGGTGCGCTGATATACGGCCTTCGCCACGGATCCCGTCATAAACCCCAGCGCCCGGATTTCATGTCCGGCCCGGCGTGATTTCGCCAGACGTTTAAGCCAGAGGGAAAAAGCAAGCTGACGCTCCCGGCTGTTATTCAGTGTCTGCACAACCTGCTCACGCAGCTGCGCGTCGTGAATTTCCACCAGTTTTCGAATCAGTGCCTGATCCGTACCAAACGCCGCCGAACCCGGGTTATATGACCAGCCCACATCCGGCGTCATTTTTACCCGACCGTTGTCAAACGTGGTTGACGATGTGCGGAAAATCTCTCCGGTGCTTTCATCCGTACCGGCATCCACTTCGCGGGTATTCATGAATGATGCACCATAACTGACCTGTAGCCCTGGTTCTTTCATGCGGGCCGCAGACAGCGCCCGGACGCGACAGCGGCAGTTCCAGCCATTGGGCGGGTAATGCGTCTGCCAGAAAATGTCGTCATACCGGAAAACCATATTGTGCAGCCGCGCATGTTCCGGGCGTGTTCTGCCATCCATAACGGCAACGTACTGCCAGTACGGATACAAATCTGCGGTATTCATCATCTGTGCATAACGTCCCGCCCCGTACGCTGTACGGGTATTGACGTTATAAATGGTTGCCAGACGACGCGGACTGCCCAGTTCGATTTCCTTCGCGTTTCCCTCTGCATCCACGATGATTTGTTTTCCCCACCATCCGAGTTTTTGCAGCCGGGGGGCCAGTGTGCGGGTAAATTCCTCACGGGTGATGCCTTCACTGACAGCCCGCTCCACTTCCTCACGGATTGTGGTCAGGACATCCATCCGGGTGGCTTTGGCAACGGTAAAGGCGCGGGCGTGCGCGTCTGCCAGTTGTTCGTACCAGTTCCAGGTGATGTTGTAGCCTTTGGCGCGGAAATACGCGACAGCCTCCTTTGGCGGGAGGCGTGCGGCATACGCCAGATCAATGGTCTGCTGCGGCATCCAGACGCCCCCATATATCGGCAACAAAAATGGCACGGGTCAGCATGTCGATAAGTTCTGCATCATCCATCTGCGGATATAATGAAGCGGCTTTGTTCATGGCGGCTTCCGGGCCATCTTTCAGCACAGAAAAAATGACGGGTTTCAGCAGGGGATCAACCGAACGCTGCCAGTCTTCCGGTGAGACGCCCATCCGGTCGATATCATCCTCCTGCGGGATATCTTCAGCGGATAATGCGGCCTCTTTCTGCGGACCGTTATCCATGACGACCGGTTGAGCAGTAAACACGGCTTCATCACCGACCGGTTGTGGAATATGGAGTTTTTCCTGTATCCAGGAGACCGGAATACGCATTCCCGCCGCCAGTTTCGGAATGGCGTCAGACAGTGCCGTAATATCACCCGCTTCACTGGTATCAAATACAATGCCCGGCAGGCGGTTAATATCAATGGTGCTGTCACTGTTCAGTGCCAGCAGGGGATAAATCAGGTCACGGTTAATACTGCGGGCAAGCTGGCCCACATCCGCATTACGGATTTCCCGGCGAACCTCATCATGCACTTCACCCAGCGACCGCGCACCTTTATCGCCAGCCTCTGTGGTCAGGGTGCCGCCCAGAATGGCTTTTGAAATCGCTTTTTCTGCCCAGCCAATCATCGCCATAAAAGGGTCTGACTGACCATCTGCGGCGCTCTGAAAATCCAGCGTCATCCCCATCGGAATAATGCCACCGGCACGTCGCCCGATATCCATCACGGCCTGCATCAGCGTGGCTTTCTCGCGGTTCGTTGAGCCGGTCGGATATTTACCGACGCGCATGGGGAGTCCGTAAATTTCCAGAAACTCTGCAAAATCACGCACGGAATAGTTTTTAAAAATAAAAGGCCAGATAAGCGTGCGCACAAGGCCATTGGTGCCGACATACCCGGTGCGGGATTTGGCCCGGTGCATAAACCAGCCGAACGGTTGCAGCTCCAGCCCGTGATAAGACGCATCACGCAGGCGTAATTCGTTCAGATTGTCGGGGTTCGCGCAGAACAGCGCCGGATCGCGATGATGCAGCGCCACCGGCACGCGCATTTTCCCCAGCCAGCCCCATTCAATCTCCTGCATGGAATAGCCCTTGAGAATGGCATCACCGGCATCAAACAGGGCATCTTCAAACCACGCCGCATCATGCAGATATTCATTCAGCATGTCGGCGTCTTTTTTCTCCTGTGCGCTGGCATCACGTGCCGGAGCGATGCGCCATTCCAGCGCCTGAATGGCAAGGCGGCGTTTGCTCAGTTCGGAAAAAAGGTGGGTGTCCTTTTCTTCCATATCAAAGGCCAGGTCAGCCTGTGCTGTCAGATCACCGCGTTCGGCATCACGCAGCATCTGCGCGGCCCGGTTCGGCGTCACACCACTGGAAGGATGCTCCTGCGTACGCTTCATGACCATTGCCAGCTCATCGCTGCGGGTCTGCATTTCATCGTCAAAATCAAACGGCTGCCCGGAAATATCCAGAATACGGCCCATTACCAGCCCCCTCGTTCAAACTGGTGATAATCATCAAAATCATCGTTATCAACATCATCACCACGGTGGCGTGGTGGCAGCGCCTGTATGCTGTCCTCGTCGATAACAAAACCATTCATATAAGACGCTCTGACAGCCATACAGAGCGCCACGGCAAAGTCGCCATGTCGTCGGCCTTTACCGCCTTCATCTTTTGTGCGCCCCTTATCAATCTGCGGAATACCTTTGTCCACCTTGATATGAAGCAGGTCATCAAGTGTGGTCTGGTGCCGGGCAATCGTGATGTTCTGCGCTTCAAACTCGCCTTTCAGTTTTGGCATCCACTCCTGATACCAGGATGCGGTCAGATTCACACAGTCGATCATCTCCGGGCCATAAATCAGACGGGCGGCTTCTGCCAGATAACCGCCGTTACCGGTGGCATCAAATGCAGCGCCGGTAAAACGGGGCAAACGGGACAGAATGAATAAAAGGATTTGTCGCTGCTGGTCATAGGTCACATTACGCAGCTCCACGCGGAAACATTCGCGTTTGCGTAAGTCAGGCGTGATGGCAAGTGGCACAAACACCGTCAGGTCGCCACGGCGTGCAAAGTCTTCGCCCAGTACGTGTTTATTGAGCGGCGACAGCGCATCGAGCAACGGGAGCAGCTCCTGTTCACACCAGTCCTGAACGATGCCGTGGCGCATTTGTGGTGTCAGCGATTCAAAATCGTCCGGTGCTTCAAAACGCAGAATCGGGATATCCCGCGCTGGCGTCATGGCGGCTTCAATCAGCACGCGTGACAGATAAGCGCCCCCGGATTTTTTAGGAATGCAGCCGTATTCCTCGTCGGCACTCTCTTTATTCGGCGCATTCCGGTACAGGCCATCACGCCAGGCTTTTTCCGCTTCCGGCGACCACGGCTGATTCGTGACGTAACAGATACGTCGGTACAACCCGTCAGCGATGGCATCATCCAGCGTGATGCGGTGAACGCTGTAATCCTTGCGCCCCTCGCGCGCATCCTGAATGTACTGATTAAACAGATTATCGACGCCGTTATGTGTCGATATGATCCGCACGCGGGCACCCCACATGGTGAGAGCAAAAGCCGCTTTCAGGAGTTCGTCCAGGGCTTCATGAAATGCCGCCTCATCAATCACCACGTCCCCCTGCAAACCACGCAGGTTAGACGGACGGCTTGACAGCGCCTGCACCTTAAATCCGCTGTTAGGGAAACGGATCATATAAGTGAGGATTTCTTCTTTTTTGTCGCTGTCCCAGAAGGTCTGCTCCCATACGTCAGCCTTTGCCAGTTGGTTAAAGGCGCGGGCAAACAGGGCACAGGCGGCAATGTATTCCAGCGCCATTTCCTGACGGGACCCCACATAAAAGACGTTGCGACCACCGCGACGCCTCGGCTTTGCGGCCGTCATGACATTGCGGCCCGCTTCGGCCCATGTCAGACCGGTACGACGGGATTTTTCAGCAATACAAATCTGGCTTTCATCCTCAAACCAGCGGCGCTGATAACCCAGAAAAACCGGTTCATTGCGAGGCTGTGCTTCCCCGATATCGGTAACGATATTCACGCCCAGCAGTTCGGCTTCCTCACGCAGGTCGATTTTTCGGGGGGCATGAAGGGCTTTAAGATTGTTTTCTCTGGTGTTCATAACCCTCTCATGCCTTACCCAGCAGCACATCACGGATACGCTGCTCCAGCTCTTCGCTGATGCCATCCTGCCCGCGCAGTTCTTCACTGACGGCGTTTGCCGCTTCTTCTGCGAATGCCTGGCGGATTTCTTTCTCGCGCCGGTGGCTGGACATTGCCGTGGATTCCAGACGCTGTGCCGCCAGCATGGCATTTTTCAGCAGGTCAATATCCACGTCAGATTCCGGGTTTTCGATTTGCCGCATCATGGCCTTAAAAAGCTGGCTGCGGGCCATTTCCAGAATCAGCTTTGTGGTTTCTCCCATTGGCTTGTCACCAAGTTCTGCGGTCAGTGCTGACGTCATTTCACGCATCTGTCGCAGGTTATGGCCTACCTGCTCGACGTTCGTCGCGTAACGGTTCAGACCGGAACGGGAGAGTTTCATCTCATCCGGCAGGCCAGCGTCTTCAATCAGTACGTTAATTTCTTCCAGAATGCGGGCCTGTGGGATCGCTTTATCACGCAGCATTTCATGCAGCGTTTTACGTACGTTTTCCGGCAGTAAATCCACTTTTGAAGCCCGGCCCCGTGTTTTCCTGTCCATCACGCCTCCTGTCATGCACGGGGACGAGGACGCTTGACACCGGCAACGCGGGCACGACCTTCCGCCACATCCTGACCTCGGGAGGTCAGCGTTACGACATAAAAGCCGCGCAGGTTTTCCACGGTGACCAGTTGCTGCTCTGCCAGCCAGTCAATCTGGCCGCGAACCACATCGCGGGAAACGTTGTGTCCGTATGCATCCAGACAGTCCTGAAGGATGGATTCGTTTGCTTCGTTATTGCAGTCCATCAGGGAACGCAGGATGACCAGACGACGGTCTTCGGTCAGAATATCGTTAATCATGAATTACTCCGGTTTACTGCGTTTTCAAGCAGCAGCTCCAGTTGATGGGAAAATGACTGCACCCGCTGGGACAGCACCCGGATATCGCCGGACAGCTCTGCAATTCGCAGGCGCATTTCGTGTACATCTTCTGTGCCAGGGATGCTGGCGTAGCGGGTTTCCATTTCGGTCATCCGGTTTTCAAGACGCTCCACACGCTCAGTGCTGGCAAAACTACGACGCATTGCCCAGACGGCCCCACCGGCCACAACAGGCAACAGGTAAGGCCATAACGCTAAAACTGAAATCAAATCCATTATTCTGCTCCACGGCACCAGTGGCAGTAGTTCGCCATCGGCTGCTGTCTCAGCACATCAGGCCGCAGCTCACGACCGCAACCGGCACACAATACAGGCGGGTCATACGCCGCCGGGCGGGGAATATCACGGGTATCCCCCTGCCAGAGTTCAGCGAGCAGCAGCGCCACCGCCCGGTTCTGGTCTTCGTTCATAAATTTCTTTCCTTCGGGTCTCCTGTTCCCGGACTGATGCCTTGTCGCGGTTGCACTGCCCGAGCGCCATCAACAGGTCAGCATTCCAGAGAAGGGATGCTCCCCACGTCAGGGGCTGTGGCATGGGCGGAACGGGCGTTGCTTCCGTCAGTTCTGCATCAGTTTCGGGCAGGATCACCACCGATGGCACGGGTGCGTTTTTCGAGTTCCCGCAACCTGTCAGCAGCAACGGCAGGCACAGGACGAGTGCTGCAATTGTCACCGGTAATGGCGGTTGTAATTTTTTGTTTTGCATCATGATGTTCTGTCTCGTCTGCCAGCCGCGCGGCACGATTTGCGGCACGGATAGCGGAAAATACCTGCATCGTCTGTTCCTGACCGTGTAACAACCATTCAGCCGTGTTGCGGGCCTGTTGCTCCGTCTGTAATTCACGGCGCAGCGTCTGGTTATCGTGGCGGGTGCTGTCCAGCCTGTGCCACAACACCCCGGACAGAACGGCGGCAAACACGGCTGCCAGCAGTAAACTTTTACTGGCGAAGGTCATCCGCCCCCCTGATATTCCAGATAGCCATTTCCACTTCGCGACGGTTCATCAGTCCTTTCCATTTATGGCCTGCGGCAAACACCCAGCGGGCCATCTGGTCACGCGCTCCGGCGTAATCACCGGCATTGAGTTTTTTCAGCAGCGTTGATTTACTGAATGCGGTAACACCGGTGTTGAAAATAAACGTTGCCAGCGCCGTTTTCTGATATGGCGTCAGCGGCACCCTGACAAGACGATCGATTGCCGCATAAACCGGTTTTAAATCACTGTCGAGAAGAGCCATACACTCCGCATGGCTGTAACGGCGCATTTCGATATCCGGCCCGGTATGTCCCACACAGACCGTAAGCACACCGGCAATATCGCGGTAAGGCATATAAGCGATATTTTCCAGATGGATCAGAGACTGACGGGTCATTTCCTGATAACCACCCACACCGCCACCGGCAATCGTTGCCGCCAGCAGTGCGGCTTTCAGTTTTTTTGGTATCCCCGCCATCATGCTTCCCTGAAAAAATGCGCTGATGGCAGTCTAAAAAATCAGATGGCAGGTGCGGGATTATGGTGACAGGAAATAACCGGCAGGATGCCGGTTATTTTGGGCTTTCAGGTGAGAACAGATCAGGCTGATGACGTCGTGTATGCAGCTTTCTCTGGCGGGCAATAATCTGGTAGATCTGCGGCTGGGACAGGCGGTACTGGCGACGCAGTTCTTCCATGTTACGACCATTAAACTGGCAGTAAAGCAAATCGTCACGTAACGCGGTCAGGATCGTATCGCCGCAGGGGATGTAAAACTGCCGTCCGCCCAGAAAACAGGACAGGGCAACGGCCTGTTTACGGGCAAGCTCACGGGGATTGCTGACGTTCTGGCGTTTCAGTTCGTTTTCCAGAACATCAATCAGATCAACCACCGAACGGGGCCAGCGTGATTCCAGTTCCGGGGCCGGGATGTTATCAATATGTCCGATTAACTGGCGAATTGCCGGATCGTGTTCAAATAAATCATGCTGCATATTTTCCCCCGGTTAACAGACAGAAAGATACACCACGGCACTGATGGTTATCAGAACCACAAGGGCAATCACTTTTATCGCACTCATCAGCGTGGACGGCCCGAAACATTCATCACTGAATTTTCTGTACATGGTATTTTTCTCTGTAGCGCCGGCAATGGTGGATAATTTCTGGCATATCAACGGACTGCCAGCCTTTCATGTAATAGCTCCCGTGGGTGCCATCGTGCCCTGTGTAATCCATTGGCTTTGGTGGCGGGCCTCCGGCCTCCCGATGTAATACCTCCTGTTGTAAACGTTCGCGCCTGCCGAACTGAAAGGACGCATCCCACCCTTTACCCATGCAGAACCTCCCGACAGGCGCTGGCGAGCAGATCCAGACGGTTAAACCAGCCATTCAGATATTTCCCCTGCGAGGCACTGGATTTGATAATCCCTGCGTAATAGCGGGAACGACGCAGGAAGCACTGCAACAGCAGCCAGTCAGTATCGGCACGCAGAACGGCTGCGCGTGTGTTTTTACCGACGATGCCATCATCATCAACACCTGCTGCCGCCTGGAGGATCTGAATCGCGCGTTTAACACCGAGCTGAACGGCAGCATCAAAAACGAATAAGGAAACGCCATCAGGCCATTCGTTACACTTTGCCGCCAGCCAGTAATCACGCCAGTAGATCTGCGCCGCCTGCTCGCGGGTTAAATCCTTAATGCGGGTATCAGGTTTTCCGTCACCGTTAACATCGGTTTTGCCATCAATAACGCCGTCGCGACGGTCAGAGATACCGTATTTCGTTTCGCCGCCACGGTCAGTGGGATCATCAACATATCCACCTTCAACATCAGGTCGTATAACGAAATTCAGCGAATGAAGGAATGCAGGGGAAAACTCAGGCATGTTGCCCTCCAGTCATGAACGTTTTGTCGTCACAACAGAATATTGAGGGCGTAAAAAAAGCCGGATTAACCGGCTTTACTGTTTACAGAAGTGAAGGCTGGTACTGGCGGTATTTCAGCCGTCGCATCCGGCGAATGGCCTTGTAAACCGTATTGAAAGTGACACCATAACGGGTGGTCAGTTCGCTGACGTTGCGACCGTTAAAATCATTCCAGATACGCAAATCCCGAATCAGCGAGTCCAGAACCTGACCGCGCGGAATGTAGACCTGACCGCCCCCCAGATGCTTACAGATAGCCACAACAATCTCCAGTGAATGAGCAGGATCAACACCCAGCCGGGACAATTCCCCGCGCAGTAAATCGTTCAGCTCCGCCAGCAGTGCCGGAAAGCGTGACGTATCCTCTGCGGGATTGTCAAGATGTGCCAGGATGGTGTCATCCTGCAAATCACCAAATAAATCTTCCGTCATTGTGCCATCCTCCGCGTCTTTCTGGCATGGGCATAAGCCGCCGTCATGGCATCATAGCCGCGCAGTTCACGACCGGACGGACTGACCGGCAATGGAAGCCCGTGACGGGAAAAGGCTTCACGAATACAGCGGATGTGCCACTGCTTGAGTGTTTCGAGGACTGTCAGCAGCGTGTCGCCATGACACCACGCCAGTGTGGAAACGCCCTGTCCGCCGTTGCGTTTCGCGGTCAGGCGTTGAACATATCTGTCCAGCGCCACATCACCGCCATCGGTAATAAAACCGTCTTCTGCCATCTGCTGCCAGATTTTATACACCTTCTCGCGGGGTGTGACATGCCCCTTAAACCGACGGCGTGGGTGTTTATTCTGCTTCTTAAAGCCGCGTTCTTTCATGGCATCGAGCACCTGTTTCAGTTGCGTAACCGTAAGCTCGCGGCAACTGATTTTGCCCGTTTTCTGCATCAGAAAAGCGCGGTAAGTGTCGTCGTCGAGTTGTAGATCACGACGGGCGACATGAATTAATTTAATCAGGGATGTGCGACTCATGATCGTACCTCCGGAAAGGGGGCGGTGCTGCAACACCGCCTGTACTATTGATAACACTGAAAATGGAGACAACATGTCTGTAGAAAACAATGCGTCAATCACTTTTAACCTGGTTTCAGGTCTGATGGTGAAACTTGTTCGTAACAAGATTCTGACAAAGTGGGAAGCTCAATCCATACTGGCCTCTGCAATTCTTGAAAACGTTCAGAACCAGGAGGGGGTTACTGATTCGGATCTTGATGCACTTCGTCTGAAACTTGCTATGTCGGATTTCAGCGTTGAAAAAGAGCCTCCACAAGACGATCAGGCGTAATCACGTCTGATGGTTTAAGTCCCAGCCTGCGGCGAATAAATGCGTCGCGGGCTTTTTTGTTATCCAGTGAAACTTCATCTGCAATAATATTAATTTCATGCTGGATAATATTCACAGTAACACGAGCAGAAAGCCCTTCACGGATAGCAATATCAATAATATCGCGCATACGCTCAAGCATTTTAGCTTTCACCAGTTCTTCATCCAGGTCTTTAGGCGTAAATTTAGTTTCATTATTCATATTATTCACCTTCACAATTCATGCACGCCGTGTCATCGCCCATATCGCAGTGGTTGCATTTCAGCCCGCCACAATGAGGGCACTCTTTCAGATATTCAGGGGCTTCATTACCGCAGGTCGGACATGCCTGTTTCACCGTGGTAAATTTCCCCAGCCACGAATACGATGTTTCATTGTTTTCCATTGTTTACCCCCGCCTGTTCCAGTGCCATAACTGGTGCGTCAGAACAGTCAAGAATGAGATAGCGCAGTACATGGTCGGTGATATTCCATGCGTTTGAGCTGCAAATAAAACGCCCTGGCCGGATATCAATATAAGCCATCACAAAACGGGGCATTCCCTGTTCGCACATCCTGTTATCCACTTCTGCAACGATGTGAACGGATTCACAGGTCAGCACGCCCGTTGCAAACTCTTTTGCCAGCGCGGGGATGGTATTACCTTCCACCCAGGGTAATGAGCGACGCCAGTTGCACCACACCGCATCATCAACAGCAGGCTGCTCAGTTGCGTTTCGTCTTACAGGCGGCGTCGGACGTGGGCGCGGAACGTCATAAAATCCGTTGCATTCGGTGAGAACACCGGCATCAACCGCATCACGCAGGAAATACACCATTGACGAGGGCAGCATATTCATTTTTTCAGCCAGAACCCCGCAGGTCAGACGCCCGTAAGCCCGTAATAATGTGCTGACACCATTCAGAACTTTTGCATCAATCACCGGTTATTCCTCCGTCAGCGCCACAAATTCAGAATGTTTAATGCGCTGGCATTCGGCGGGAACCGGTCCCTTCACTTCGCCAGCCAGAAGGTACACCGCAAACAAAATGCTGAATCCGTCACGGCTGTGGTGCATTTTCCACACGGACCTGATGTCAAACAGGTCAACGTCGGTAGCCACGTTAAGTTCATTGCACAGCCAGCGCGGAAAATCCGGGTTTTTTTCGAGCTGATTTTCACAGTCCCGGATGAGCTTCCCGTACTCACGGCCTGCCGGTATTGTCATATCCGGCATTGCGCCCCATAACTGAATATCACCAATGAAAAGTGTCCTTGATTTAATCTCCCATCCTTCCGGTGGTAAGTAGCTAAACCAGACATGCGTAACCCTCTCAGGCCCTTTGTCACCAGACAAAGACACACCGATTGCTTTCACTGATTGCTGTAATGACTCAATAATCTCACCACGCTTAACAGAAACCTCTTTCAGCCAGCGAATCGTATAACCGTTAGCGGCTGTGTCACTCAGTTTAAAATAAGCACATGCTTTCATTTTCATTCTCTCCGGTTCTGATTAAGGCGCGAGTAGTCCTCTGACGCATCGCGCCATAATTAAACGAATGTGAATTAATTAAATATTAATGGTGGTATTAAATACCGGCTTCCTGTTCAAACGGAATAATGGAAAAATCTTCAATTCCCGATTTAACCGTAATTCCGGCAACACCTGCGACGGCTTTTGGTTCCAGTAAAATCGCCTCCTTGTTGATTTCCTGCTTCGTGCGAATAAAGCGTTGCAGGCCAAGACGCTCCAGCGTTTCCATCACTGCATCCATACCACGAATACTTACTGATGGTGGACGGACCCGCCACGATACATCACCGGTGACAAGATTCGCCGTCTTCACTTTGCCGCCGTTCGTCAGTTCGTCGCGGTTCGCTTCACACCATCCCTGAACGCCTTTTGAAAGGGTTTCAATATCGGTTTTAATCGGTGCAATTCGGGCCGCAAATTTCTCCGTAATTTCCGCGATGGCATCATTCATTTCCGTTTCCAGACGTGATGCTTCGCGCTGTAAATCCCCGATGCGTTTAATATCGGTAATCACCGCATCGCGGTTTTGTGGCACATAAGCCGCTGCGGCACTCTTGATACGTTTTGCTGGTTTAGCCATAAATTAAAGCTCCTGTTAATTAATATCCGCTGTATACAATGCTGGATACAGCTCGATTGCTTAATTCCATCTTTCGGGCAATGACATGAATATCCAGTCCTTCTTTATAAAGTTCACGACATAAATATTTGTCGTGTTCACTGATTCGGTATACACACAATGATATTCCGTGCCTTCTGGCATGTGCCCGGAGGGCGGTTGTGGCGACTTTCAGTTTTTCCGCCATTTCTTCAACGGTCATTTTCCCGACGTTGGCTTCGATAAATTCCCGGTCTTCGCGTGACCAGCGCTTACGATTATACTTCATGTCAGCCACCATTCAGTACAGCAGAGGCTCGCGCAGTGATGCCGGAATATGCCGCAGCGATAACTGAACCGCTTTCAGGGCAAGCGAGGAATAACAGCAGCGCGCCCAGCCTTTTGCCATTAACCGGTAATCGCGCCAGATACGCTGCCACATTTCACGGGCTTCAGGGTCTGATGCGCAGATGTATTCCCGGTCCATGACGTACTCCCATAAATCCACGTTGAACGCACCGCCAAATGCAATGGCGCGGGATATGCTTTCGCCGCAATAACGCGCACAGATGCTGTAATGGTCGAAAGCAATCAGGTAAGTCTTTTCACCACAATCATCAACTTTTCGGGCGCAAATAAACTCGCGTAATTCACCACCGTTGTTATTGCGTTCCTGAATTCGGATTAATGCCTGAATTTCATTTCGGATTTTGACGTTCATTGTCAGCGTTCCTTTGCGAATTAATGTTTAACCACATTCACCGGACGTGGTACTAAATCACATTCAGCTTCCATACCCACTTTCTTCATAGTGGTCAGCATCTCATCTTTGGCCTTTTTAATAATTTCAGGAGCCATAGTCAGGACTATATTTGCCAGTAAATCATGAGGCCCGGTATTTTCCGTTGGCGAGATATCTGCAAGACATGCTTTTGCATCCAGAACTTCTCTGCGCCCATTGCAACTGTCACTACTTTCCAGCCATGTAAACTCAAAGATAACCTTTGCCATTTTTCTTCTCCTTATTGATTCTAAATAACTGCGCTGGCTTTTACCTTCGCGCCTTTTACCTGCTTAAAGAAAACTGCGCTGCACCACGGACAACATGTCAGGGAATCCCGAATTTCCTTTTCGGGTGAGCATTGCGTCATAATCTGTTCACCGCATCCTGGGCATTTATATGTCGTCAGCGGCACCCCGTGGCACTGACAGTGTTTAACCCATTCAATATATTTTTCAGCTTTAATACACATCGTTATCTCCAGATAATCTGGCAACCATTAAGACGGGCCGTCCATACAGAACGGGCCACCCCGGACTTATGCTCCATAATTCTGACCGCGTTTTTTACCAGTTCCACCGGTGGGTAAGTGATTTCAAGAATCGGACGCGCCACGCCGAGATATGATTCATTTACATGACTCCCGCGCGCCTGTAACCAGTTCTGCGCATCCGTTGCCATTTTTATATTTCGTGACATCATTATTTATCCCCTTACCACCAGTTCAGTAATTTCGGGTTGCTGTAAACCTCTTTAAAAGCTGCTTTAATGTAGCCTTTGGATAGAGGAACGCCTTTCCCGCTGGCAGCCAGCCACGCCTGATTCAGCGTATGAGTTAATACACGTAATGCACCTGGTTTTTCCGCGATGCTCTGCATGAGTGATAATTCATCTTCGCCCTCAATGCCCCAGGCTTTCGCAATTGCCACCACGTCAGCCTTTTTGGCTTTACGTAGTTGCTTTGTTCTGGCGAAACGACTGAACAAACGTGCAAGGTCATCTGTTCCCCGGTGTGTGGCTTTGGCTAACTGGTGTGGGTTGCCAATCAATACCATCCCGACGCCGGTTGCATCCTGAATGGCGCGTAACTGCTCCAGCCCGTCCATGCTCAGGTGGTCAGCTTCATCCACAATAACCAGACCGCGTGTGCCATTCAGTTTTTTGCGAATGGCGCGGGTCAATGCGCCTTTATTCCTTTGCGGATTATCAATTCCCAGCGCGTCTGCCAGCTCCAGCAGACACTCAGTCACTGTTGAGTGTGCAGGGGAAAGGGTCACCATCCAGGTATTAGATACACGGTTACTGTATTCACGGGCCGCAACGGTTTTACCAACACCCGGCACACCAACCAGAACGCTGATACAGCCCATAACACGCACGGTCTGAAACAGCTCGCGCAAATCACGGAGGGTTTGTGTTTCCACAAGTTGTGGTGCGCCAGGTAACTCCAGACTTTTTTGCCAGCTCTGATGCCACATCAGTAATTTGTCATGCATCCCTTCGGTATCACCTTTGTAACGGCCTTTGCGAAGTTCAGAAAGAGTGGCCTCCGACACCCCCGCTTCTTTAGCAATAGCGCTTTGTGTTTTTACGCCGTCAGTAATAAGTGTGTTAATCGTGTTGAAAACATCATTAATATCGGTCATATTATTCTCCGTTTATTCAAATCAGCTTTGTTTCCTTCGTTTAACAGTCCGTTCCCGCGGACTGTTTTTTTATTCAGGCCAGCGGATCATCCTGTTCCTGTATGGCTACAAGCTTCTGCAAACCCAGCCTGAAATCGCGTTCATAATCTTCGTCGTAATCCTCCTCATAATCCTGTTGCTGGATGGTTACCGTATTGCCAACCGGGCGATAAACATTATCCAGCCAGGGTTCAGCCTGTTTGTGCTCCAGTATCTGAATGCCTTCATCCTCAGCATCACGAATTTTTTCCTCAGCACGTTTGCGCATTCCTTTAATACGCTGCTGTTGTTTGTGATATTCAGCACTGACAGCAAAGGCTGCGCGTTTATTGCCGTTCCATATCGCCTCACAGATAAAGCTGCCGTCCTTGCGACGTACCGTAATTCGCTCGGCGTCATGAATGTCATAACTGATAAGTACTTTGCGACCGTGTTCGTCACGCAACTCCGGCGCGTAGTAAATATTGTTCAGCCACTGAATTTCGCACCGTCTTACCGGGCGTTCCACCATCGGGCGGAACATGTCGCGCAGCTCAAGATCACTCAGCCACTCAATTTCGGTGCCTTCTTCTGCCAGGCGTTTTTTTCTGAACTCTGCCGGGCTGTAATGCCGCCCGTTCGGTTTCATTGGCAGCTCAGAATGCGGGCGGTTGTTGTACCATTCCACGCCTTCACGAATAGCCTCAATAAGCTCCGCCCACGATGGTAGCTCGCGCATTGCAGCTTTCTGGCGGTCGTTCAGAGGCTTGTCCTGTTGCATGGCGTTAAACGCTGAACGCAGATCACGGTTAAGTACACGCAACGATTCCCGGTCAGCACCCTTGCCAAAATAGGTGCGATACCTCCTGGCTATACGCATCGGCAGTGTCCGGTTCAGGCGTTCAATAATGCCGCGCCCCTGTGGATTACCGGCAATACCGGTAGGGTGTTTAATCCCCAGGCGGGGCAGAATACCCACGATCTCTTTGTCCAGTATGTCAGCCGTTTCACCAGAACCATTATCCGAGTAATACAGAAACGGTTTTCCGTGGTTGCGAATGCCGTGCTGTATCGCACCGGCAACGGCGAACACGTTCTCGGCAAGGTCAAGACTCCAGCCAACAACAAACCGGGTTCCACCGTCGATCACAAATGTAACTTCCGGTGAGAATGGACGCCCGTGGATCGGATGTGCACATTTCAGCTTCATACCGTGACCGTCACCAATCCAGACATAATTCACCGGCATAGCTGTCCAGTCGCGGCGGGTGAATCCTTCAAGCTGACGGTATTCACTGCCGGTAACGCGCCCTTTTTGTTTCACCACTTCCGGCAGTTTTTTCATGGCATACCGGACAACATCATAGGAAGGCATCACCTCCAGCATGTATGGTTCGTCCGCATGGCGACGCTGCCAATCAGCGACAAAATCCTCATAGGCTTCAGACATAGGCCTGCCGTTAGCCTGACGATACTGCGCCAGAAATTCAGGCAGCCAGCTAATTTCTTCCGGTTTTATTTCGTCGCGCTTTCCTGGTGCCAGTAACAGCAGTCGTTCTGCGGCATTCTGTGCTTTGTTAAACGCAGCTATCCAACGTTTGAGCGTAATTGCGCTCAGAGTTCGCTCTTTTCCTTTACGGGCATTAGCAGTAATGACCAAAGATTCCAGGCGTTCTTCCAGGTTACCCTGCGCTAACCGCGACACAATAAAACGTATAGCGCTGGCACAACTGAATCCCGGCTCCTGGCTAATTCGTAGAACTTCACAGACAAGAGCAATGCGCGCTTCTGCAACTTTACGTTGATTTTCCGTAAGCGCATTCAGACGCTCTTCTACCAATTGTGGCGAACCGCGATATGCCTCAACAGGCTGTACAACATTTTGTTTGCGTTCACGCTTTACAGGAGGCTGGGTAGTTATCTCCCGCGGGGCGCTTGCCATCAGTTGAGCTACATGTCGCTCACGTAACGCCCGTTGTGTAACCGGAGGGAGGCAGTCGATGCTGTATTCAATGGTTTTTGAACCCGCACGTTTGCGCCTGAAATGCTCAGATGAGGCCAGTTTCCTTATGGAATACCGCACCCCTTGCGCAGTTCCCGGCATACCTGGTAACCCTACAAGCTCATTAACTGATACAAACATTTTTATGCCACCTTACGAGCGTAACGGCTGGGCCAGATCTCCTCCGGCGCAACACCAATAGCATCAGCAATAATGCGCTCATATTTTGGGCATTTGCGGTACAGGGCATTCTTTAAAGAATCCTGGTTTAAACCGGCTTCAATGGACAGAGAGCGTAAAGTAAAACCTTTTACATGCACCGCCGCGACAACATGCGCGGGGTGCCAGTCCTGTTTAACAACTTCATTTATAGACATCATTCGTTTATCCTTAAAAGTTATCTGCGCGGATAACACCGCCGGATAATCTCTACAGATAAATATTTGATCACTACAAAAGAAAAGTAAAGGTGTTTTATCTCTTTCTTTGGTTGTTTTTATCTACAAAAGGATATTTCTTTATGAATCATATGGTTAACAGAAAAGAAAGAAGCACTGAAAAAGAAAGTGATTTTTCTTTTCCTGTGTTTCAAAAAGAAAGCATTAAAGAGCGCCTAGCCATGCTAATGCGCGGGCGCTCCAAGACTGCCGTGGCGAAGGCGTGGGGGCTACCGTTCTCAACACTTAACAACTACTTTGAGAAAGATGCGACACCATCTCTACAAGTAGCTAGTCAGATTGCTTTTGCAGAAGGGGTGAGCATTGATTGGCTTGTTTTTGGCAAGGAGGATATAGAACCAATATCACCTAAAATAGATGAAAACGTCCAATTGCCCCTAGATATAACGCTACAGCGCCTTCTTGCTATACTAAGTGCTTTAGAAGCATCAGAGGCAGAGCGATTATCAAAAATCCTCGCGCTAAATGGAGCTAAGTACTTGTCACGGTTACTTGAACCAGAGAATCAAGAACTAATCCAACTTGAAGGACGAAAACGTGCAGCAGCTCTACTTTTAGATCATTTATCGGATGAAAGAGTTAGAGAGATTTTGGCAGAAATTGAAAGCGATAAACTCTCAAGTAGTTTAGAATCGAAGGCGGGCTAATTCCAATAGCCCGCGGCTGGTTTTTTAACCTGTTTAAAACGTTAAAATCGCAGAAATCAGTAGTATCAAATATTTTTTCGTTTTTAGCTTTCTTTGCGACAGTAGTATCAAATCACATGTTGTGCGCATAACACTGTTTTACGTCATAACTGTTTGTTTTATCCCATCAAATCCCGTTTGATCCACTTTCCTCCCGGATTTTTCAGCAGTATCAAATGATTTACCTCTCTATAGCACCCGAAACTTCGCCCTGGTGGATGGTAAACGTCTCTCCCTGTTTCCGGAGGCGTACTCATGGGTTCTGGCTTTGCCTGTATGCTGATCACCGGATCGGGTATCTGCTGTCCGGAAGCCACCTTTTTCGCCCAATCATCGAGCAGCCTGCGCGCGTGTTTCTCAACCTCAATCTCGCTAAGCTGGCGCTGATACATTGCACGGCGGGTATCACATACGACCCAGTACATAACCGGATGCCGCCACGGGAATCTTTCGGGACCACCAGGATATAAACTTTTTTCCTTGCTGTACCGGTGAAACTCCGTCATCACATCGTCAATGGTGACGCCAAGAACCATCTTGCTGTCTTTGCACCACTTGATGAATTGCCCTGGCGACGGCCAGAACGGAGAATCACTGGCGCGGGCGTGGCGCATACCAGCAGAAACCTGTTCACGGGTTCGGATCCCCCCTTCAGCAAACGCAGCAATCCACTGCTGTTTTGCAGCAACTTCCTGCTCTGGCGTCTTCAGGTTGGTTACCACTGCCGCCGGAAACAGTTGTTTCAACTGTTTGAAAAGGGCATCAACAAGCCTCTCTGCTGACATGTTCACTACGTTGTCATTGTTGGTGTACTGATGCTCATAACCTGACATGCGAGAAAGGGCCTCTCCGTCACGGTTTTGTATTGCGGTAAAAACGTTGTTCACAAGAAATCCTCCCATGCTTCAGGGCTGTTCCAGTGCGGAACGTTGTTATCAGGTAATGTTGATTGCTTCTGTCTGCTAATCTGCAGCCGCCTTGCCAGCTTCTGCTCCCACTGTGCCTGATGGTATGCCTTACCCTCAGCCATCCAGTAAATTCTGAACTCTGCAAGTTCCTGTGCCGTTGGCAGACTGTCCAGGTAGATCCCCTGCAATGAGCTTTTCCGAAGAAAGTCATCTGATGGCTGCCATTGTTCATGCATGACAAATTTGCCTAATTGCCCTGGCCCACCAGGAGGAACAAAGTTATTCATCACGGCGTTGTTTGCGCCGGGGTCATGAGGCACAGAATTCCCGTTTTTTGTCCTGCTCTCCCTCTCTTGGTTAAATGACTGGTTATATGACTGGTTCTGGATCCCGTTTTTGGGATCATTCAACATCCCGTTTTTGGGATCATTCAACATCCCGTTTTTGGTTATATTACCGTTTTCGGGAACATTACCGTTTTCGGGTTCATTCCCCCCTTCCCGGTTGCCTTTAATGTTCCCGTTTTTGGTTATATTAAGAGAGAAAACCCGCACTCTTTTCGTCGCTCCCTTTCTCTCTTCGGTATCTGAAATAAGCCCCATTTTCATGAGCGATATAAGCCCGGCCTGCACGGTTTTTTTATTCAGGCAAGTGTCTTTAACGAGGCGTTCTATGCTGGGGTAGCAGAGGTTATATTCATCGGCTCTGTCAGCCATCGAGAGCAGTATGAGCTTTAATGATGAGCTACCTGGATCTGTCTCCCAGGCCCAATCTGTTGCATGTCTGCTCATGATTAATCTCCGCTATCAGCTTGAATGTTGTGGGGAGGAATTAATCATGATCTGCTTAATTTCTGCCCTGATGCGACGGTTTGATTCCATGGTGCACTCAACACAGTGTCCGTTGTAAACCCAGCGTTCACTGTCATGTCCGTGCTTACATGGTTTTCCGGTGTAGTAGCGTTTAAGTCCGCGCTTTGCGGCATCAATACGTGTAATGATTTCCATGGTAAGCCCTGTTATTAGTATTGGGATTACGGTTATTTTGTGCTGACACAAAAAAAAGATCAACCAGATTTGGTTTTTTATTACCTTTAAGGTGCGAATAGATATGAAAAGACCGCCGGATGGCGGTCTACAGAGGTTTGTGGCTGGATATCATGAGTAGAAGAAGTATGCCAGTTCTGCTTTTGAGCGCAGCCATTGTCTTGTTTTACAGGCTTTAAAAAGCCCATTCATCAATACTTTACCTGGCATTTTGCGCTTACCTGTTAAGTGAGTCTGGATATAGTGACTCGTCGTTCCGGCTTCCTGTGCGAAGGCTTCACGCTCATCCGGAGTAAGTGCAAGCCAGTGCTTTTTGAAATCGAAATGTCCGTTATCGCTCATAGCTATTGCCTGATATTTATTTCAGATAATAAATATTCACCCATAAGGTAACAAAAATCAAGGATAGTTACCTATGGGGTGCATTTACCTGTTGGGTAATATTGCTTTAAATTGAATCATCTACTGATTCATATATGAGGCGATTTTCCAGAAAATGAAAAATATCCAGGACGTCCGCAGGCAAAATCTCAACGACTTGATCGACCGTGAATTCAATGGTGTTCAGACGCGGATGGCAGAAAAACTTGGAACTCAGGCAAATCTGGTAAACCGCTGGGCTCTTGGCAAGAAGGTTATCGGCGACCAGGTTGCGCGAAAAATTGAAGCTGCCGCCAATAAACCACGTAACTGGCTTGATATCGATCGCTCGCTTTCTCAGGAGGGTTTTCAGCCTGTTGGACCAAGCGACATTGGTCAGCTGGCGGCTCACAACCTGGAACGCTGGATGAGTGAAAGCCGCGACCTTTCAACTCAGGGAAAACTTCACCGCGCATCCGGCGTCGCCCAGGTGACAATCAGCCGCCTGTTAAACAATGAGGTCAGCGTTTCCATTTCCACTCTGGAGAATGTTGCATCTGCATTCGGGCGTCACGGATATGAACTACTGATTCACCCGCACGACCCTGCAACTATCAACTATGACCGCTCGCGCTACGCATTGTTACCTGAAACCGAGAAAGCAAAGATCGAAAGTTACATTGAATTTGTCATCAACCAGAACGAAAAAAACAAACAATAAAATCATATTTTTCAGTAAGTAAGCCGCCATTTGGCGGCTTTTTTATTGTCTATCTAATTACCTTGCAGGTAATTTTTTTAACTCATATCTATTGACATCAAACCAAATACGCATAATTATTACCTCAACGGTAACAAGCCGAGGTGACAAGTTATGCAGTGGAAAATTATCAACGGTTGGTACTGTGTTACTGCATGCGGATTCATGAGCTGGAAGTTCCGCACCTTACAGGAAGGCATTAAGTGGGCTTTCGTCAGCAAAGAAGCTCGCGATGTGGCCAACGATAACGAGATATGGGAGGGCTGATAATGAACGTTAATCAGCAGAAAAATCTTCAAAAAATCATGCTGGCGTTCGACAAGGACTACCGCCTGTCAGAACAGCTATATGACCGACAAGTTGAACTGATTGAGAGCATCCGACTTCATCAACTGGCCTCAACTTTCGACGTTGTAACAGGCAAAGGCGTTCGCCAGGAAGTACTGGAGGCCGCTAAAGACAGCCCTGAGTTCGAAGAACTAATGGATGCCTACCGGCGAGAGGCAATGGCAATTATCGCCAGCTGGGATCTGGCAGATCAGCTTGATGGGCAGAGGGACGCGGCATGAAACCGGGAATTTATTTCGACATCAGCAACGAAGACTACCACGCCGGTGACGGCGTGAGTAAGTCGCAACTGGACATGGTTGCCAAGAATCCGGCGCTTCTTAAATGGGTTCAGGCAGCACCAGAAGACGAAGAGAAAAAGTCTGCACTGGATATGGGAACCGCATTGCACTGCCTGCTTCTGGAACCTGGAGAATTCGACAAACGCTTCATCGTTTCACCGAAATTCGATCGTCGGACAAAACAAGGTAAAGCTGACGAAGAAGCATTTCTTCGTGATGTGACGGATATGGGTATTGCGGTACTTGATGTCGAGCAGTGGCGAAAACTGGAGCTGATGCGTGATAGCGCAATGGCTCATCCGGCGGCACGCTGGATGTTGGAAGCACCTGGTTACTGCGAAGCATCAATGTACTGGAACGATGAAGAAACGGGTGAGTTGTGCCGAATTCGTCCAGACAAATGGCTGAACGAGCACAACGTGATCGTCGACGTGAAAAAGGTTGCGGATATGGACCGTTTTGCACGCCACATCGAGGAATTCCGCTACCACGTGCAGGACGCAATGTACCGCGAAGGCGCAATGAGGGTTACTGGTCAGCCGCATGGTTTTTTCTTTCTTGCCGTGAGCGAAAGCATTGATTGTGGTCGGTATCCGGTACGCGTGTTCGAGCTGGATGCGCAGGATGTCGATGCCGGGCACACTCTGTTCCGCCGGGATCTGAATACCTATCACGAATGCCGCATCAATGATGAATGGGGCGGTGTGGAAATCATTAAACGCCCTGAGTGGGCACGCAAACAGGATATGTACATATGAGCAACGACATCGCAAACATCAACGCACCAGTAGACACAGCAATCGCTGGAACTGCTGCAACTATTTTCAGCCCAGACGGCTTGAACCAACTGATGAAATTCGCCGAGGTAATGGCGCAAAGCCGCGTAACGGTACCGGCGCACCTCGCCGGGAAACCAGCTGATTGCATGGCCGTGGCAATGCAGGCTGCGCAGTGGGGAATGAACCCGTTTGCCGTGGCTCAGAAAACCCATGTTGTGAACGGCACGCTAGGTTATGAAGCCCAATTAGTAAACGCAGTTATCTCAACAATGTCGCCAACAAAAGATCGCATCAACTACGAGTGGTTCGGGCCGTGGGAACGCGTGATCGGTAAGTTTGTTGAGAAAACATCCAAAAACGGCAATCCGTATATCGCACCAGGCTGGACTCTAAAAGACGAAGAAGGTTGCGGTGTTCGCGTATGGGCAACCATGAAGGGCGAGGATCAACCTCGAGTGCTTGAGTTAATGCTGTCTCAAGCACAGGTAAGAAACTCCACACTTTGGGCCAGTGATCCGAAACAACAACTCGCATACCTTGCGACAAAACGCTGGTCTCGCTTGCACTGTCCTGACGTAATCATGGGCGTCTACACACCAGACGAATTACAGGAAACGGCACCGCGCGTTGAGCGAGACATTACTCCGCAAACGATCACTGCTGCGGGAATGAACAGTCTGATCAACGCTAAACAAGTGAAAAAGCCTGATGAGCAAACGCGTAAAGCGGATAGCCGTGCTCCAGAAGAAATGCTAATGGCCTTTACCAGCGCAGCGATGAATTACAGCACTGTCTCCGAACTGGATAAGGCTTACAAATACATTGCACAAAAACTTTCAGATGATGACGAACTGCTGGCAAAAGCCACCGACGTTTACAGCGTTCGTCGGGAAGAATTAAACGAAACATCTATGTAACCACCACCGCGGCGCCATACGCGCCGCACTGCAACCAAGAGAGGTATTTATGAAAGGTGCATTAGGTAAGAAGGAACTCCTGGCGGTGGTGCCACTGTCATGGAGCACTATCGACCGTATGGAGCGCGCAGGGGAATTTCCTAAACGCTGGTATATCACCGATAAACGCTGCGCCTGGAACCGTGATGAAGTTGAGCGTTGGCTTGATGAACGTCAGGCAGCAAGCCCGGCAGAGTTCCAGGGTAAAAAACCTCCTGTTCAGCAACGTGTATATCGTCCCGTGAGCAACGCGGCATGAGTGCGCTGCTAAGGCACTGGAGCAAATGGTCAGGATGGTACTTATTCCTGGCTTCTGTTTCAGCATGGCTTTATCTGCTGGCATTAATTTTCAGAGAGGGTTGGATTAAGTGAGAAAGTTAAGCCGACTTGAAAAATATCACATGAACAAGGTTTCAATGCGCAGTCCGTCAAAGATTGTCGCAGTTACTCCTGCGGCGATAGAGTTCGAAAAACGCGCAATTGAAAGAGAGAAAAAAGGACAGTTCCGCATTGCCGCTCACCTTTGGCTTCAGTGTATGGATGTTGCTTCTGGTGATGTTGAGCGTGCAAGGATCGCGGTTCGCAGGGACCAATGTATCACAAAAGGTAACGGCCTTCGCCGTGGCGACTATAGCGGCATAGGATGTTGTGGGGTGGTTTATGACTAAGAAATACACACTAATCTATGCAGATCCACCCTGGGTATACCGGGACAAAGCCGCAGATGGTAATCGCGGTGCCGGTTTTAAATATCCGGTTATGAGTGTGCTGGATATCTGCCGCCTTCCTGTGTGGGATTTGGCCGATGAAAACTGTCTGTTGGCCATGTGGTGGGTGCCAACACAACCACTCGAAGCACTAAAAGTTGTTGAAGCCTGGGGATTCCGTCTGATGACCATGAAGGGATTCACGTGGATAAAATGTGGTAGTCGACAACCAGATAAACTGGTTATGGGTATGGGTCACATGACTCGCGCCAATAGTGAAGATTGCCTGTTTGCAGTAAAGGGAAAACTACCTCCGCGCATTAATGCAGGGATCGTTCAGTCATTTACCGCACCGCGGCTTGAGCATTCAAGAAAACCAGATGTCGTTCGTGAAAAACTTGTGCAATTGTTAGGCGATGTTTCTCGCATTGAACTGTTCGCCCGCCAGTCGTCTCATGGCTTCGATGTTTGGGGTAATCAGTGCGAAGACCCGGCAGTGCAACTACACCCTGGATACGCGTTGGATATTGCCAGATTAACAAATGCATTCAGCAATGCTCCGCTGTCACCAACAGACAACCAGGGGCGGGAGCGTGCAGCATGAACCGGGCATCACCAGCAGATTTAAGGAAATGCCTTGAAACTGCAAACATGCTTGCACACAGCGGGATCAGGTTTGTTCCAATTCCCGCTGTCACTGATGCTGAATTTGCAACACTGTCAGCAATATTCGCAGATAAAATTGAATCACTGGCAGCAGAAGCCGAGATGGAAGAAAATCAGCAGAATAATTAAACGTTATTCCCCCGCCATCCACTTCTCAAACTTCGACGGGGAGAACGGAATCAGATCCGTATGCTCCCCGTTAATCCAGGAATCAATCATATCGGCCCACTGCTGCAACATGTAGGCGCGCTGTCTGGCATATTCCGCTTTGTTATATACGGCGCGCACACCTTTCTGCTCATGTGCCAGAGCCTTTTCAATCCAGTCTGAAGGATAACCAGCCTCATGCAACAACGTACTGGCTGTACGGCGCATATCATGTACAGTGAAGTCCTGAATATGCTCACCATCTTCATTTATTATTTTCACCGTTCTGTCGATCAGAGAGTTCAGCGCGGCATTAGATAATGGCTTCCGGAAGTTGTAACGACCAGGAACCAGATATTCACTTCCACCAGCGCACATCTGCAACCCTACCAATATATCCTGTGCCTGTTTAGGCAGGTAAATAACGTGCGCCCGGCTTCCCTTCATGCGGTCTGAAGGAATTGTCCATGTCCATTTTTTAAAATCTATTTCATCCCACGTTGCATTGGTGAACTCGCCTTTACGAACCATAGTGATAAGCACCAGCTTTAAAGCCATTTTCATAGTGCCCATAGCACCAATGGCATCCAGCGTACGGAAGAACAGGCCAATTTCTTCTGGTGTCAGTGTTCGCTCTCGTGGTTTAAATATGGCGATAGACGAAGGTTTAATGTCAGCCGCAGGATTAAACAAACCATGACCACGGTCATTGGCGTGACGGTATACGCTGCTGATGATCTCCCTGGCCTGTACTGCTGTTGCCCGGCCACCGCGTTCGACAATCCGGTCACACAAATCACGAACCATCGATGTGGTAATTTCAGCCATCATTTTGTTGCCAAGAACCGGAAGTATGTCACGGTCTATCACTGCCTGCTTCATTGCGCGGGTACTTTCAGCCAGGATGACGTGTTTCATATAACTGTCGGTATGTACCGAAAACGTCTCGGCACCACGAATCTTTTTGATACCGTCACGTTTAGCCGTAGCCGGTGACTGGCCTGCTTTAAGCAGCTTCTTTGCAGCAATCAGTTCTTCTCGAGCTTCTGCCAGGCTGATACCGTCACGCCCATACTGCCCGATTACCAGTGTTTCGCGGCGACCGTTGATACGGTAGTCATAGCGAAACGAGACCGTACCTGACGTAAGTACAGCTACATACAGCCCGTCACGATCGGAGACTTTGTATAGTTTGTCCTGCGGCTTGAGGTTTTTTAATTTTGTATCGGTAAGCAC